TTGGTTGACGATTTTACAAAATTATGGTAATATTGTATAAAATGTGGATGTGAAATATATGTGGGTGGGAGGTGAAAAATGATAACACACTGCAAAGAATGCCCATTGATGGTAGCCCCCCCAAATTACTGGTTCGGGTGCTATTGTTCCTTGAATGGAACCGCGCTGAAAAAGACAGCTTTGAATGGCATTCATTCGGAAACATGCCCGCTTCAGTTCATCGCATATCAGAAAGACGGATTTTTGGTGACGTTCAAACCGGAACGAAAGCCCGTTGATAACCAACTTTCGTTGTCTTTCAAGTGGAAAAAAGACGAATTGCTACCGGAAGCGCGGAATGACCATTGGATGTAGTGACTTGCCGGCGGCGGCGTGCCAGCGCCGGTTGTATGCGGACATACCAAGCTCTTTAGTGCTGAACGGGTAGTCCTGTCAGATCCGGTAACAGCAGCAGTGGAGTCTCTGGTTAATCGAGAAAATGTGTCCTGCACAGGGTGGCCGGGGTGTGGGAATCCTGGCCCGCCAGCAAAGCCAAAAAGAGAAGTAAAATGAAACAAGTTTGGAAATTCAAAATTCCGATAATGAAATTCCAGTAGATAGAGCAACTATCATGAGAAAAGATTGGTTGACGATTTTACAAAATTATGGTAATATTGTATAAAATGTGGATGTGAAATATATTTGGATATTAGAAAAAGAAGGATTTTTCTTTTGTACAGAATGTAAGAAAAGTGGTAAAAGTTATTAAGCCCCTATAGTTTAATGGTAGAACATTTGTCTTGTAAACAAAATATTGGGGTTCGATTCCCCGTGGGGGCTCCATTTTTAGAATGATCTCGTCTTCCAAAGGTTAGGATAAAAGGCTTTCAACCTTTTGACAGGGGTTCGAATCCCCTCGGGATCACCAATTTTAGCGGGTATGGTGTTAATGGTAGCATATTAGCCTTCCAAGCTATAGGAATCGGTTCGAATCCGTTTGCCCGCTCCATTTTATAAAAGTGGTAAAAGTTATTAAGCCCCTATAGTTCAATGGTAGAACATTTGTCTCGTAAACAAAATATTGGGGTTCGATTCCCTGTGGGGGCTCCATTTTTAGAATCGATCCCGTGGACTAATGGTTATTATGTCACAACCCTTTCAAGGTTGTAATTACCGGTTCGAATCCCCTCGGGATCACCAATTTTTATGGTAGGCAGTCGCTGTTTCGCTCATCCTCTCCCATTGCTGAAAAGCATAAAATAGGAAAGTTTCAGCGTGTCACCTGCGTTACCCGGTGGATAATGGCGGTAATCATTGCCCGCCAACAATTTTGGCCCTGTAGCTCAACGGTTAGAGCACCTGCCTTATAAGCGGGCGACGATGTGGTTCAACTCCACCCAGGGCTACCAATTTTAGCGGGTATGGTGTTAATGGTAGCATATTAGCCTTCCAAGCTATAGGAATCGGTTCGAATCCGTTTACCCGCTCCATTTTAGAAAGGTGTTTTACAATGGAAGTCAAAAAGGGTACATTTTATTTGGATGAAATGTATGGTTGTAACCCTCATTTTAATACACGAAATGGTGGTTATACCGAATATACTGATACTAATTTTAACAATTTTAAAATCTCTAATAAATTGATTGTTACTCTTTATAATTGCTTGAAGTGGGAAATTGAAGGAAAGGGTCTTGATTTCCAAGAATGGTATGAAAAGATTTCTAGTGGTAAATGTGATGAAATGATTGATATAAAGGAATATTAAACCAATTAATAATTGGGGGTGTGTTTTGAAAGAATATCATAAGATTCAAACAATTTTTAAGAGATATAGAGAAGGTGAAAGAAAGGGTAAAATCATCTATGGTGATTGGACAAAACCCGAATTTCACTATCTTAGAAACAATGATTGGATTTGGACTGAAAAGGTTGATGGAACAAATATTCGTGTTATGTTTCAAGACGGAAATTTGACATTTGGTGGTAAAACAGATAAAGCCCAAATGCCATCAAAATTGGTTCAATATCTTCAAAACAAGTTTTTTCCATTGCTTCCTGAGTTTAGAAGTCATTTTATCAGGGAAGGTGAATTTGCTGATGTTTGTTTCTATGGTGAAGGATACGGTGGAAAAATTCAAGCCGGTGGAAAATACAATAAAGAGGAGCAATTTGTTCTTTTTGATATAAAAATCGGTAACTGGTGGTTGAAAAGAGAAGATGTTGTAAAGATTGGTGAAAGATATGATATTCCGGTTGTTCCTATTATTTTGATTGGTAATATTTACGATGCTATTGATGTAGTGAAAAATGGTTTTAATTCTCAATGGGGTAGTTTCACTGCTGAAGGTTTGGTTGGTATTCCAAAAGTTCCCTTTTTGGCAAGAAGCGGTGAAAGAATTATTACTAAAATCAAACATATTGATTTTAAGTAAAGATATAGGGATGAAGGCTTGATGGTAAGCCGCGTGGCTTGGGACCACGAAGATGTGGGTTCGACTCCCACCATCCCTACCAAAGGAAAAGTAAAATGAACATAAATGAGAAAATTGATAATTATTTATTTGAGGGACAAAATTTTGAAGGTAAAAAAGTAATTATAACCACGAAAAGTGGTGCAAAATATTCTGGAATTTATCATAAATCGTCTGATAAATCAATTATTTTGTCAAAACTTGGTATTTTTACTAAAAGTGGTGGTTTTATTTCTTCAAAAAGTAATGAAAAAAGAAAATTTGATCCATCTCGGATAGATAATATAGAATTAGAAAAATGAAAAAATTATGGGTTCGGTAATGGGGTTACGGGAAACCTTTGCACGGTATCCGCCACAGGGTTCGATTCCCTGCGAATCCACCATTTTTAGCTGCGGGGTGAAAAAACTAAGTAGTGTAACATAACACTGCAGGGGTTGTTACATGAAGAAGCCCCGTCCCAAATTTTGGAAGGGTGGCCAATGGTTGGCAAGTAGTCTTGAAAACTATCGCCGGTAAAACGGTTGCAGGTTCGAATCCTGTCCCTTCCTCCATTTTTATTAGATTGCTAACAGCAAAAAAATTCGGATACATTTGGTTCGACTCCAATGCCCCCGCCTATGGGGGGAAAGATGTAATCTGAAAACTATTATGGAAAGGTGGCCAATGGTTGGCAAGCAGCTTGGAAAGTTGTCGCGGGTAAACTCCGTTGCAGGTTCGAATCCTGTCCTTTCCGCCAGTTTTGCCCCTATAGCTGAATGGATCAAGCACTTGGCTACGAACCAAGGATTTTTATGTGGGTTCGAATCCCATTAGGGGCTCCAATTTTTAGATTATGATTTACATTTTTTATGTTCTTTGATATAATATTTTCAAATATGAGATTTTGCCCCTGTAGCTCAACGGATAGAGCAGTGGTCTTCTGTATAAACGGGCCTCATAGTCGAAAGACTATGAGTGTAAGCTATCAAATTCGGGGAAGTCTAAAGGGGATATTAAACCATTGTCTAATTCCCAATGATGGTTAGGACATAAAGCTATTAAATTGTTGAAACAGAATTTTTGGGTTTGTGGTTTCTTTACCACAATTTAGACAATTATTCATAATATCCTCCATGATAATCCCGAGCCAAGTTTTTGGATTTTACATAAGTATTTATGAAAAATCTTATGTTTTTCCAAAAAAAGGTGTAGAGACTAGACGGTAGCTACCTAAGTCTTTTAGATATGGTAAAGGGATAGTCCAAGGAGTTGAGAAATCAACACAAACTTGAAACCACTGATCGGGGTTCGATTCCCTGTGGGGGCGCCAAATTTTTTCATTTTTTAACAGAAAGTGATAAAAATGTTTAAAACATTTAAAAGTATTGTTTTTCAAATTTTCGAAAATGATATTATTGGTTCTTCTGCTAAAGAAAGCGGTTCTTTGAGGGAATTAATATTCCCCAATGAGTATAAAAAAGGATTGCCGCCACAATCATTTAACATTAAAATTGGTAATGTATTAGAAAAATCTGTAAATTGTTTCGTCCATGATTGTTTGTCAATATCAAAAGTAGAAGTTGATAAAAATGATATAAAAAAAGAAATAGGATATTCTGTTCAAATAGATACAATATTTGAAATTAATGGTATTGTGTATTATTTTGAAGATAAGTCGAATTTAAATCTTGATACAGAAAAATCAAAAGTTACATTTGAAAAAGTAAATAAGATTTTATCATATTTGAGAAAAAGATATAAAAATGTAAAAGGTGGAATTTTATCATTTAGATTTAGCACATCTTTTGATGTTTTTTCAGTTAAAGAACCTTTAAAGAGCAGTGGTTTTTTATATGGTTATTCTGACTTTTTTAACATTCTTAATATTAATGTTTCTAAAAAAGATTGGGAAGATTTTATGATGGAAATAGGAGAATTTTATATAAATGAAACCAATTGTTAAATGGTCTGGTGGTAAATATAGAGAAATAAAGAATTTTAAAGAATTTTATCCAAAATTTGAAGTTTTTGTTGAACCGTTTATAGGTGGTGGTTCGGTTTTTTTTGATATGAATTTTAGTGGTAAAAACGTAATATCAGATGTCCACGAAGATTTGATAAATTTTTATAAACAAATAAATTTGGGAAATATATTAAAAATACATGAAATAGTTAAAAAATGGAAAAATGAAGAAGATTTTTATTATTACATAAGAGATGAATTTTTACCAAAAGATGATATAGAAAAAGCCGCTGTTTTCTTCTATCAAAGAAAAACTTGTTTTCGTGGTATGTTGAGATACAACAAAAGTGGTAAGTTTAATATACCTTTTGGTAAGTATAAAAGTTATGATGTTTCGATTTTAGAAGATATTAGATATGAATCTCTATTAAAGAGGACTGAAATATATCTTTCATCTTTTGAAAAGATTTTTGAGAAATATAATGATGAAAGTATCTTTTTTTTCATAGACCCACCCTATGATAGTACATTTACAGATTATGGATATTGTTCTTTCGATAGAGAAAATCATATAAAATTAGCGAATTGTTTTAAAAAAACAAAAAGTAAATGTTTGATGATTATAGGGGATTCTTCTCTTATAAAAGAAATATATGATGGATATATATTTGGTTTTTATGATAAAAAGTATGCTTTTAAGATTTATGGTGGAAGGGTTGGTAGTGAGATAGATAATAAACATTTGATAATAAAGAATTACTGAAGTTTACATTTTTTCGATATTTGATAATATAGGGGATAAGCAAACTGGGGTAGGCGTCGGTCCTACAAACCGATATAGAAGGGTTCGATTCCCTTATCCCCTACCAGTTTTGGGGTGATGATGAAATTGGTATCATACCATACTCTTAATATGGATTTTAAGGGTTCGAATCCCTTTTACCCCACCAAAAATGAATTAATTTAGGTCGGTCACCTAGTGGTATGGTACTGGACTTTTAATCCAGCGAGCTTTGCTCATCGCGGGTTCGATCCCCGCCCGGCCTACCAATTTTGATATCGTCAGCCAGGGGTGAGATTCTCCGATGTTCGAAATCCATAGTAAGAAGGGACGCCGATGCATACTATGCAGTTAGTAGACAACGATATCAAGACAATTTCGGTGATAGCATGAGTGATTCATGTAGGTTTCGTGGATTAAAACGAGCCGCGGTCCGGTACAAAACGGACCCCACAACCTAGCGAGACGCGGGTTAACTCGCTAATGTTGGTTAAATTCCAACACACCGAAAAAACAGTTTTGGCCCTGTAGCATAGTCTGGCTTAATGCGCTTGGTTGTCAGCCAAGAGATCGTCGGTTCAAATCCGTCCAGGGTCGCTCTTTAAAAGGAGGAAATATAATGAAAAAAGCAAGAATTATTATAACTTGTACTATTGAATATGATTTAGATCCAGAATTAAATCCAGAAGGATCAACACCGGAACAAATGATGGAATTTGATAGACAAAATGCTTTAGATGATCCTTTTAAATTTATTGGAATGGATAATGCTGTTTTTGATGTAAAAGCAGAATTGATTTAAAAATGGTGGGTTCTTCCAATTGGTAGGATCTTCGGCCGATAACCGAAGGATAGAGGTTCGAATCCTTTACTCACCACCAAAAATTTTGTTGTGAGTGTGGATACCGAGAAATCGAGTGAAAAGATCATTCAGTCGAGAAGGCAAATCATGGGGGGTCGGCTCTCGCCACGTATTGGTTATAAACCACGTACCACTAACCCAGCCCGGGCTTTATATAATGGGTAAAATGATTCCGAATGAGGGTGGCGGAATGCTCACAACAAAAATAAAAAAATTTACATTTATAAGGAGATATAGTATAATGCCTAGAAAAGATGGAACTGGACCTAAAGGAACAGGCCCAAAATCAACAAATCAAGGTGTTCCTAAGCGCGATGGAAGTGGTACTGGTGGTAATAGAAGCCGCGGCGGTGGTGGTCGTGGTGGTGGACGTAGAGGAAAATAAATAGATTGTTCCGGGGTACGCTAATTGGGAAGCGGCCTGTCTGTAAAATATTCCATCGTAGCTTAACTGGTAGAGCATGTATCTGTTAAATACAAAGATGCTGGTCCGAATCCAGCCGATGGAGCTTTTGATATAGATATATCTTATAAAAAAGGTAAAAGATTTAACTGTGATTTTTTTATTAATTTTTTATAAATAGATATAGGGAGATATAAAACTATGTCTATTAAAAGAGATGAAAAATGGTTAAATCCAAATACGGGAATGTATATTTGCCCGATTTGTAAAAAAGAATTTTCCGGCATGGGTATATGTAGTCATATATGGAGATCGCATACAGAAGAAGGTGATTCTTTTAAACCATGTTTGGGTAAAGAAGGTTGGTCAAGAGGTCTTACAAAAGAGACAGACGAAAGACTTAATAATTTATCTAAATCTTTGAAAAATGTTGTTTGGGGTAAAAGAGAGAAATTATCAGAGGAACATAAAAAGAAGATTTCTGAAGGTATGAAAAGGGCTCATAAAGAAGGAAGAGCATGGAATATAGGTAAATCAAGATGGAATAATAAACCATCTTATCCAGAAATATTTTTTGCTAAAGTTATTGAAAATGAGTTTTTTGATAAAGAGTACCAAAAAGAGTATCCTATAAGTATATGGTCTTTTGATTTTGCTTGGCCACATAAAAAAAGAGCAATTGAAATAGATGGAGATCAATATATTAGATTTAAAGAATATAAAGAAAGAGATAAAAGAAAAGATGATTATGCTATGAGAGAAGGATGGAGTATATTAAGAATAAAATGGAAAGATTTTTGTAAGGATACTAAATCAATTATAAAGATATCAAAAAAATTTATAGATTCTTAATTAAAAATTTTTAAGAGAAAGAATAATCAAAATGTCATATAAAATTCATTTAATTCGTTATAATCATAATTCAAACGTTCCTTTGGATGAAATTTTTTCCAAAGTAGATGTGTTTGAATGTTATTATAGGGTTGATTTTCATTTTCATTTTCATAATCATAAATATTTTGAAGTTGAAAAAGCATTTGTCTCTTTTCCAGATGTTTGTCGTGGACAATTTGTTGCATTCAGACCATTTATTTATGATGGTGATGTTTGTTTAAATGAAGCTGACGAAGTTGGTAAATATTATAATCATCCCGATTATTTTGTTATGGAATTTGTTTTACCAGAATGCTTTGATGCCTATGATGTTTTGGTTACTCCTCTGAAACATGAATATCGTATTTCTGTAATAAAAGAAGAAGTTGGTGAAATGATTGATGATGTTGAAATTATTAGCCATGTTGATTTGGGGGATTAGCCCACGATGGCAGAGGCACATGCTTCAAGAGCATGATAGGATGGGTTCGACACCCATATCCCCTACCAATAAAGGAACTCGCGTAGGTGTGGTCATTACACGCGGTTGAAACCCGCGGGAACTCCGTTCGATTCGGAGGGGTTCCACCATAAAAACAATTTTGGGGGATTAGCCCACGTTGGCAGAGGCACATGCTTTAAAAGCATGATAGGACGGGTTCGACACCCGTATCCCCTACCAATTTTAAAGAGGATATTATGTTACTTTTACATATTATTAACGATTGTGATGATGTATATTGTAACAAATATACTGATGAATTTTTATCAAATTATGTTAAGCAAATGAATATGGATATTGTGAATTATTTGGTGGAATATTTAGATAATTATGATAGATTGATTCATAAAGATGTTTATGTTTATTAAATAAAGGAAAAAATCATGTCAAAAGTAAAATGTTTGAAATGTGGTAAGGTTCTTATTTCTAAGTTTCGTCATGATTTTCAGCAGTGTGATTGTAAAAACGGAACATTTGTTGATGGTGGAAATGATTATACTAGAATAGGTGGGAAGGATTTGACATTGATAAAAACACTTCCAGATCTTAAATCACAAGAAAAAACTTTTAATATGATAGAAATGGAAGATTGGAATAACTATGTTAATGATTTTTTTAATCTAGGTGAAAGTGATAGTTATTCCATTGCTGATGATATGGAAATTTCTAACGGCAATCTTGTTAATTTTTATCCAGATAAGATGGATGCAAGAGATATTGAAATAATAGAACAGCTTGAAGAGGGTAATATAGATAGGTTTATTACTTGTTCTATTGTAAATTATTTTTATGAAAACGGTATTCTTGATAAGGATAAAAACTATTCAATTCATTGTTGGTGGTGATTATGAATATTCAAGAAATTGTTAATATTCCAAAACCTTATAAAGCCAAAAATTCCAAAAATTATTCTGGAATTGATATAATTTATGATGAAAGGGTTATGTTTACATTACCAAATGGATATGGTAATCTATATATGATTATTGTTAGTGCTCTTAATGGGGCGTTTTTAGAAGGATGTTTTTATAGGGATAAAATGAATGATAAACTTGATTTGGGGGAGTACCCGAAGTGGTAGCAGGGGACCGGCTTAGACCCGGTTACGAAAGTCATAAGGGTTCGAATCCCTTCTCCCCTACCAATAAAGAACCTATATAGGGCGAGTATATTATACTTATAAAATGGTGAAAAAGTGAAACAAGTTATAGTTGTTAGAAAAGATTTGAAGATGAACAAAGGTAAAATAGCTGGACAGGTTGCCCATGCTTCTGTTGGTGTTTTGACACAATTCATGACACAAACACTAAAAGGTGAAATTAACTTTTATCCTACAAAAGAGATAAAAAAATGGCTTTTTGATGGTTCATTTGTAAAAATTATTGTTGGTTGTGATTCGCTTCAAGAGTTAATAGACTTGAAGCTTGAGTCCAACGAAAAAAACATTGTTAATTGTCTTATTACAGATAATGGAACAACAATTTTTGGCGGCGTGCCTACTGTTACTTGTTTGGCAATAGGGCCGGATGAAGAAAGTAAAATTGATGAAATAACAGGACATCTTAAACTTTTGAGATAGCGGGTGGTTATTGTAGCCTGATACAACGGGCCGGCTATTATCAAGAAACCTACGGGCGCCTCTATGGGTTTCTTATCTCTATATCAGGCACCAGGCGGCCGGTGTGTTAAGAGATATAGTTTTTAATCGGCGAAAATCCGAGTTCGCTATCTCAAAAAGGTAAATAAAATGAAAAATATAATAATTTGTGGTGATATTCATGGTGATTGGGGTCCGTTAAATACACTTATTAACAAGAAAAAACCCGATATTGTTTTACAATGTGGTGATTGGGGTTGGTGGCCGCATTATCATAATAAATTTGGATTGGTTTCCAAAACTGTTAGATTTAATCAATATGGTGTAAAAAACAAACAAAACGATAAACTAACTGAAATTTATTGGTGCCCAGGTAATCATGAAAATTGGGACGATTTGGATAAATACAAAAATCTAACTGAATTACAAGAAGGCGTGTTTTATTGTCCTTTTGGCACTGTAATGAATATAGATGGTTATAATGTTTTGTTTGTTGGTGGTGCTGAATCAACTGATAAACAATATAGAATAGAGGGTAGTTCTTGGTGGCGACAAGAAATTATATCCCAAAAAGATATTGATAAATTACCAGAAAATGTTAATATTGACATAGTTGTTTCTCATACTATACCAACAAAATTTTTTAAATATGCTAATTTTAACCATCATAAATATGGTAGAATAACAGATCCATCATGTGCTGCGTTGGATATTGTTTTTGATAAATATAAGCCTAAATATTGGTTTTCTGGGCATTTTCATATATATCTAAAAACATATGTAGATGGTTGTAAATGGATTTCATTGGCTACTTGTTCATATGAAACCGGACAATGGTGGATGGATTTTAAAAAGGTTTAAAATGAAAAGAGAAATAATTTGGACTGATATAGATGGTATTGTTAAAATAGATCAATTGGAAGATAAAATTTATAAACTTGAAAAAGAGAATAAGCGTTTAAAAAGAAATCTTAGAAAACTCAAAAAAAGGAAAAGATAATGGAATTTTTATATTGTTCAAAATGCAAATATTATGTAACATCAGATGATAATGGTAATGAAAATTGTAATGCTCCTGAGAATAAGGTTGTTAATAGAAATTATTACCATGAATGGTCTGCTTATTTAAGTAAGCCTAATGTTATAAATAGAAACAATGATTGTGAATGGTATAAGGAAAGAACAAATGGATAAATGTATGAATTGCAATAAAAATGCTGTTCAATATGAATTGAATTTGGAATCCGATGATGTTGCAATATTGCATGCATTTTGTGAAGAATGTGGTGCAATGAATGTTAAAAGATTTTTTTAAAGCAAACAGTTGTTACTCTTTTTAACAAAGAAACAGGTGAAGAAACGATAAAAATTATAAAAGATGTTGATTGATTATGGGGACGAAATGGATTCGACAGGGATAAAGAGATAGAGGTTGCGCTCCGTGGGTTGTGTTATGTCCACGTTAATACCATAATACACTTTAAAATAATCGCAGATGATTATTACACAGAACTAGCCCTAGCGGCTTAGTTCCGTCCCTTGGTTAGAATTTCCTCGCTTTCCAAAGGGGCGTCGATTAGAGGAATATATTTATAAAGTTTTTCCTTCGACGTTATAAATAGAAATAATGAAGGATACCATAATGTTTACTTTGTTTATTGTGTGTGATATTATGGGAAAAAATAAACAATAAACTATGAGCGTAGTAAATCGAAGTTGAATATTTCTGGACGCCGGTTTCGATACCGGCCGTCTCCACCAATTAAAAAAACAGTTATGGTAGGAATGTTGAAATTGGTATCATGCGAAGTTGTGGCCTTCGTGTTACGGGATCGTGCCCCGTTTCCTACCCCAACGATTGCGGGGTAAAGTAGGCGGTCAACTTGATGGTCTCATAAGCCATACATGGGAGTTCGATTCTCCCCCCCGCTACCAATTAATGTATGGAACGTAAATACTCTAACAAAAATCATGTGTAACCCACTACCATGATACAAAAAGAGCGCCTTGTGGGTAAGGCTTGCGGGAAATAATAGAATAGAATAAATTTCTCGCCGTTTCATACAATTCTTTTTGAAAGGGGATATAATGAAAAAGATAGGTATTGTTGGTTCGAGAAGAAGGGATGATAGAGAAGATAAAATAGCCGTTTGGAACGAATTTAAGAAATGGTATGAAAAGGGTGATGTAATCGTTTCTGGTGGTTGCCCTAAAGGTGGTGATAGATTTGCGGAAGAATTTGCTTCTGTTTTGGGACTAACAGAAGCAAATGGTGGATTGATTATTCATCGTCCTAATCCAGTACCAAAAGGTTCATCTAAATATGATTATATGAAGGCTTTTTATGAAAGAAATACATTGGTTGCAAAAGATGCTGATGTTTTGATTGCTTGTGTTTCACCAGATAGAAAAGGTGGTACAGAAGATACAATAAAAAAATTTTTAAAGTTTGGAAAAGATCCAATATTTTTAGTCATTATATGAAAGGGTAAAAAATGGTAAGAGATCCATTAAGTGAAAATGTAAAAAATTAATGTATATTTGAAAAATGGTGATTCTTTTATGGGAAAGGATAAAACTTCTAATTCTGCTGGTTCAATGGAAAAGATTATATCATTTTGGTTGGATAATAATACTATTAGAATTTATCCTATGGATGAAGTAAGATATTTTGAATATGTTTTTGAAGATTAACGGCAGAGTCCCATAAAGGTATTGGAGTTGATTGCTAATCAATCGCCGGTAAAACGGTTGCAGGTTCGAATCCTGTCTCTGCCGCCATGAAAAAAAGAGGGGAAGAAATGAATTATTATGATGGTTATTATCAAGAAATTGATGATAATGAAATTTTTGAAAATTTTGAAAAATTTGGTAACAAGCGAAAGTTTAAAGAACATGATCCTGAAAAAATAAGGAGAATGAGAAAATTACAAAAGAGAAAGAGAGGGAAAGACGACTACGAACTAGAGTAGTCAATCTTTCTAAAGAATGTTGTGATATTTATATTGGTCGCCCTTCTATATGGGGAAATCCTTATAAGATAGGTGTTGATGGCAGTAGAGAAGAAGTTATTAAAAAATATGAATATTATATAAGAAACAACCCATATTTGATGGAGCGTCTAAAAGAATTAGAAGGCAAGGCTCTTGGTTGTTGGTGTAAACCAAAATCTTGTCATGGTGATGTTTTGATTAAACTGATAGAAGAAAAAAGTAATGTTTACTTTAAATAATAAATGATATATAATGGCCCCATAGTTCAACGGTAGAACACATGGCTTTGAACCATACAATTCTAGTTCGATTCTAGATGGGGCTTCCATAATTTTTAAGAGGATTGCATACAGCAAAACTAATATAATACAATAATGGAAAAGTAAACTAACCTTTGTATTTCTTGCAATCCGCATATAATTTTAAAAGGATACTTACAGCAATTAAAAAACTTTGACTTGAAATCAAACTAAAAATGTATCCTGTTTTGTTTTATGAAATGTGAAAATAAAGGAGAAAATGTTATGAGCATGATAAAAGATCTAGCAAAGGGATTTGAGATTTTATTGAAATATACCGATGAAGATGATTATATCGAATGTGGTTTAGATATAATTATTACCAATTTGAAACCAGAAGATTTAAGTGATGAAGATTATGATGAAATGTTGGAGTTGGGTTTTGAGTATGATGATGAATATGATTGTTTAGTTTATTATACATGATTTATAAGGATTACTAACAGCAATAAAAAATGATAATGGAACTATCAATAAAACGTAATCCGAACACTATAATTATAAAAGGATACATACAGCAAAAAATATAATTTTACTTCTGATAAAAGTAAATGGTATAACGTATCCTGTTTTAAAAAGATTTGAGAAAAATGATTGCATGCAGCAGAAAATAATTAGACTTGTTATCTAAATCAAAGGCAATCAGCCTCTAAAGGAGAGTAAATAAAATGTTAATGGAACAAATGAAGAAAAATGATGCTTTTACAGAAAATGGAATGGTAACAAATTCTTCAAGTTTTAATGCTTGTTTAGATTTTTTTGCTATTGCTGGTTCATGCCGTGCATGGACAGATGAACAAATTATTGCAAAATTTTCAAAAGCAATGGCTGAAAATCCATTAGTAGCATTAAAAACTCTTTTCTTTGCTCGTGATGTTCGTGGTGGTATGGGTGAAAGACGAGTTTTTGAAGTTTGTTCCAAATATCTTGATGATACAATGGAGTATAGAGAACATCTTTATGAAAACCTTCATCTTATTCCAGAATATGGAAGATGGAAAGATATTTTTCATCTAAGAAGCCCAAAGGTTCTTTCTCTTATTAAGAATGGATTGGAAGAAGGTAATGGTTTGCTTGCTAAATGGTTGCCAAGAAAAGGGCCTTTTGCTGAAAAAGTTCGTAAATTTCTTGGATTGACACCAAAGGAATATCGTCAAAAGATTGTTGCTGTGTCAAAGGTAGTAGAGCAACAAATGTGTAAGAAAGATTGGAGTGGAATCAATTATGAGCACGTTCCATCTCTTGCAATGAATAAGTATCGCAAGGCATTTTCACGCAATGATGGTGAAAGATTTGGTTCTTTTATCAATAAAGTTAAAACAGGTGAAAAGAAGATTCATGCAGGTGATTTGTTTCCATATCAACTATATCAAGCATATAGAAGACATGAAAATAAAGATGCTGTTGAATCTCAATGGAATAGTTTGCCTAATTTTTTGAAGGATAACACAAAGAAGATATTGCCTGTTTGTGACACAAGTGGTTCAATGTTTTGCGGTGGAAATCCTTTTCCTATTGATGTTTCTGTTTCTTTGGGTGTTTATATTTCCGAAAGAAATGAAGGAATTTTCAAGGATGGTTTTGTTACATTTAGTAATAAACCAAAACTTCAATATTTAAGAGGTTCTTTTTATGATAGATGTCGTCAACTTGAAAAAGCTGAATGGGGGATGAACACAAATATTGAAGCTGTTTTTGATCTTGTTTTAAATTCAGCAAAGAGAGGTAATGTTCCAGAAGAACATATGCCAGATACTATTCTTATTATATCAGATATGCAATTTGATTCATGTACTTTTTATCCAAAAGACTCTGCTTTGGATATGATAAAAAGAAAGTATGAAGAATCTGGTTATAAGATTCCTTCTGTTGTTTTCTGGAATGTTAATGCAAGAGTTGACAAAATTCCAGTTATCTTTAATAGTAAGGGTGTTTGTATTGTTTCTGGATGCACACCAGCCATATTTACATCTGTTTTAAGTGGTGATATAGTAGATCCAGAAAAGATAATGTTGAACGCAATTTCTTCTCCAAGATACAGCATGGTTAAACTTGCTGGCCAAGAAGTAGAAGAAGTTGAAAAAGATGAAATACTTGATAAATATTTTGGTGTTCTTTTATATTAATAAATTGGAAGGCGTTTTTACACGCCTTCCATAGAAAAGGAAAAATAAAATGTTTGAAGATATCTTGAATAATATTGAAAAGGATAAAAAGATAGAGCTTAGCCGTATTCAAAAAACATTTCTTTATGTTATCAATACGTTGAATGAATTGGTTGATAAGGGTATTATGGAAGGAAAAGCTTTTGAACTTTCTGATAATGCTTATCAATATATAGAAGATTTTGAACCAACAGATGAAGAAATTCAAATTTGTATGTCATATATGAAATCTGAGGGATATATTGCGTAATTTTTTAGCGGGCATGGTGTTAATGATAGCATATTTGGTTGCCAATCAAATGGTGTGGGTTTGAATCCCATTGCCCGCTCCATAAAGGATTAAAATGAAAAAACAAACTAAAATAAATATTAAAATATTTTTTGCTTTTTTATTTTTTATGTCTGTCATGGTTTTGCCTTGGTTTTATGGTGTTACTATGATTACTTTTCTTATATGGCCGTGAGTGATGGATCACCCTATCGGCTGCAACCCGATTAGGAACAGGCTCAATTCCTGTCACGGCTTCCAATCAAATTTCCTTCCTTATATGGCGATGTTTCTTGGTAGATGTCAATGTTTCATAAGCATTTGAAAGATGGTTCGATTCCATCCATCGCTACCAATTTTTTTCATCTTTACATTTTCCTTCAAGTGTATTATAATAAATAAAATATTTTTATAAAAGGATCATTTTTTATGGAAAATGAAGAACTCAAAGAAATTATAGATACAAAATATCCATTGCTTTCTCTTTTTAAAGAAAAATCACCTGGAACATTTAAACATTGTCAGCAAGTTTATAATATGTGTGATTCAATAGTGGATAAATTAAAATGTGATGATCCTGATTCTCTTTTGGTTGCTGCAATGTATCATGATATTGGGAAAATGAATAATCCAGAATATTTTTCTGAAAATCAAGGTGAAAAAAATATTCATGATGATTTAGATCCTTTGATATCTTATAATGTTATAACACGCCATGTTGGTGATAGTATTTTATATCTTTTACAAATACCAAATTTACCAAGAAATGTATTGGATATGGTTTCTCAGCATCATGGTGATACTGTATTAAGACATTTTTATACAAAATCACAATCAAAAATTGATACTGCATTTAGATATAAGTGTATGAAACCACAATCTTTAGAAGCAGCTGTTTTAATGATAACAGATTGTGTAGAAGCTACGTCTAGATCTTATTCTTTGAATGGAAAATTGAATGATGGTGATGATAGAAAAAATGTTGTTGATATGTGTGTTAATCGTCTTATGAACGATGATCAACTTGATAATATGAAAGTTGGTGAATTGAAAATAGTCAAATCAGTTCTTTATAAAGAAGTGGATAATATTTATCATAAGAGAGAATTATATCAAGATGAAAAAGAATCTTAAAGATGGTGATAAGATAAAAGTTGGATGTAAGAGCATAGGATATATGGATTTAAAAGTTGATGATATGGATGAATGGGTAAATGTTTTGATGACTTTTCAAGAATATTATCTTGGTGATGAAACTGCTTTTGCTGTACATGAAAATTCTTTTTTATGGGCAACAGATGATATTATAGAAGAAGAAATTCTTTGGGATGATTTATTGGAAGGGTTATTTCTATGTTAGATGAAATAAAATTTGAAGGAAAAACATATAAATTAGATGATGAAGTACAAATAACATCTAATAAAGAATTTTTTTTAATATCTCCTTTACATGGAATTGGAATGGAAAAATTAGTCGGATACAAAGGAAAAATAAAAAAAAATAGAAAGATATAGTGATAGATATGCTTTTAAACTTTCAAGTACTGATACTTATTGGATTGATATAGATTGTGTGGAAAAATGTTGTCCTTTTCTTGATGAAATTGATATTGAAGGAAATTTGTTTTTATGTTAAAAGAACCTGTTATTCAAAATAAAGATATTCCAAAAGAATTTGATTATGATTCTTTTTGGATTACAATGCTTGAATTTTTAATGAAAGATAAATCAGGAACCTTGTTTGATTTTGTTAATCAATATAATAGACAACAAGCTTTTAATTTTATTAATAATAATATGTCTGTTATTCCATTTGATATAAAAAATATGATACATAGAATTTATGAAAGTATAAGATTGGAAAATGGGGGAGCATAATGAATAGTATTATAGAAAAACTTAGAGAACTGGATAAAAAATATTATAGAGAAGGTAATTCTCCAGTAAGTGATGAAAAATATGATGTAATAAAAGAAAAAGCTAAAAAACTTTATCCAGATCATCCATATTTTAATAAAGTAGGATATCCAGCAAAAAATGAAAAAGTTGGTTTGCCTTATGTTATAGGTTCTCTAAATAAGGTAAAGCTTGATAGTATAGAAGATTGGTTGAAGAAAATTGATGGTCCGATTATTTGTACTGAAAAGCTTGATAGTATAAGTCTTTATGTTGAATATATTGATGGTGAAATGGTTTTTGCTGCAAAGCGTGGTGATGGTTTTTATGGTGAAGATATAACAGAAAAGGCTAAAGTTTTTTGCCCAAAAATAGAATATAAAGGATTTCTTCATCTAAGAGCAGAAGCTATGTTGTTTGGTGATGCTTATAAAATTCTTGGATTTAAAAACAGAAGAAACGGTGTTGCTGGTTTGTTAAATCGTGATACTATAAATCATGATTTGAAATATATTGCTCCCGTATTTTATGAAATTATAGATAGTGAAAGAAGTTTTAATAACGAAGAAGAAAAGCTTGATTTTCTTGGAGATATAGGTTTAGAGGTAGCTAATTATTTCATTTTTGATCCAAAAAAACATAAAATTGATGAACTTGTAAAAATGTTATCATATTATAAAGAAAAGTATAAAGATTATTATGATATAGATGGTTTGGTTATTTCTCCACTTGTTTATGAAAGAGAAAATGTTTCTTTTCCTAAGAATAAGGTAGCGTTTAAGGTAAATGATGAAGGTGTTGATTGTGTTGTGAAAAATGTTATATGGAGCACTTCAAGAACAGGAAGGGTTATTCCTGTTATAAACATAGAACCTGTTAATATTCAGGGAGTTACTGTATCAAAGGCAACGGGTTTTAATGCCGAATATATTATGAACAATAAAATTGGTAAAGGTTCTGTTGTAAAAATAACCCGTTCTGGTGATGTTATTCCATATATTGTTGATGTTATTAAAGAATCTGATGACGATTTTGTTATTCCATCATGCCCATCTTGTTCTTCTCCATTGATGATTCAAGGAGTAGATTTGATTTGTACAAATGATAAATGTGATAGTATGGTATATAAGAAAATATCATATTTTTTGAGAGCATTGGGTAGTGAAAATGTTGATTTAAGTACAATTCGCAAATTAAATATAGACAGCGTTAACAAAATGTATGAAATTGATGAAAATTATATCTTGAAAACGCCTGGCTTTGGTAAAAAGAAGGCTGAAATTATTTTAAATGAAATTCAAAAAACATTGGAAACAACACCCGATAGATTGATTACATCATTTCAACTTCCAGGTATTGGTTCTGTTATGTCAAAATCTATTGCAGATAATTTTGAACTAAATGAGAATTTTGATAAATTTTTTGATATAACAAAAGAAGAACTTTTGGATATTGATGGTATTGGTGAATTGTTGGCTGACAAAATACTTGCTTCTAGAATAGAATGTTATGAAATTTGGAAATATTTAAAATCAATTGGAATGAAATTTGTTCAAGAAACTGGTAATCTTGATGGATTGAAGTTTTGTCTTACTGGAAAGGCCGATGTTAATAGAAAAGAATTAATAGAAAAAATAAAAAGAAATGGTGGTTTGGTTCTAAATAGTGTTACAAAAGATTTGAATTTTTTGGTTACTAATGATGTTTTTTCAAATAGTGGAAAAATGAAAAAAGCAAATGAATATAAAATAAATATAATTGATTATTATGAGTTAAATCAAAAAATAGGAGAATAATAAAATGCCTAAATGTGTAACTTGTGGTGGTTTTTTTCCACCAAATTTATCTATTTTAAAGAATAAAGATCTTAACGATCATGTTTGTATTTTTTGTGAAAGAGGGTTGAATGAAGTAACAATTAATATAAAAGGATATAATGAAGTTTATACAAAGGAACAATGCGAGCGAGATTATAAACAAATGTTAAGGGAACTAAAAGACAGGCCAAACATTGCAAAAGTTTTGGCTAAAAACATAAAGGAATAAGAAAGGTATAAAAATGGAACGGGTTATAATTCTTAATGCAGATTACAGTTTTTTGAATATTGTTAGCTGGAAAAAAGCTATGTGTATTCTTGCTAAAGGAAAAGCGGAAGTTATAAAATATCAAGAAAAAATAATCAATACAATTGATAAAACTATTCGCGTGCCTGTTGTTTTAAGACTTATTAAACTTATAAGAACTTTATTTAGAACAAAGGTTCCATTTAGCAAGAAAAATGTAATGGTTCGTGATGGTTTTAAATGCGTTTATTGTGGGGCTACAAATGTAAGATTGACAATTGACCACTTGATACCAAAAGCTAAGGGTGGTAAATCAACTTTTGAAAACTGTGTTACTTCTTGTAAACCATGTAATAGTAAAAAAGGTGATAAACTTCCAAGCGAAATTAAAATGTATCCAAGTAAGATGCCATATCAACCAACTATTTCTCAATTTTTACAAGAAAAAATGAAAAATATGGGTGTTGAGGATGTTATATTAGACGCTATGAAAGGATAAGGTGGATGAATGCGTGGTATGTTTTATTAAATGGTAAAATTATAAATGTAGTATGGTTTGATGAAGACTGTGATAAGGTTTATGTTAAAAACAGTTTAGTGAATTATGATGGTTATAACCATAGGATAAAAGTTGTTAAATCCAAAGATGGAGGAAATTTGTATAGATGTCAAGAACAAAAAAGTTGGTAAATATTAAATTACCAGCAAAAGTTAATTTTTTAGGATATTTGGGTAAAATATAATATTGCTCAATTAAAACCCCTCTAATTCAGGGAAACCCTTAATTTTGTAAAATTAAGACAATCCTGAGCCAAGGCTTTAAAAGCAAGGTGCAACGACTAGAGTTTATCTCGTACATTCAAGCGAATGGAAACGGGGGGCACTATTTTTAATAGTGAAGATATAGTCTCAACTGTATAGTGATATACAGCAGTTCATAAGAGAACGGCTCATAATTAGCGACTATGAGTGAAGAAATTGGATATTCAAGGTTGTGGAACAATAAGAGTTATATATCCATATCTTTTATTAAATCATTTTTTATATCATAATAACAAAGTATCTACCGGTGGCACATATTTGAGTAATTTTATATACGATCCAATGTTTTATAAAAATTTTACTTTTGTTCAGTTTCAGAGAGCCGCTGAGGATTATCACATACATTTATATTCACATATAATAAAGGAAGTTAGAAAATATTTTAAAATTCCAATAATATATGAAATAGATGATATGTTGTTTAATATTCCAAAATGGAATTATGCAAGTGATTATTATAATAAAAACGAAGAAAATGTTAAAAAATTAATGGAAATGTCTGATGCTATAATAGTATCAACACCATTTTTGAAAAAATCTTTTTCTAATTATAATAAAAAAATTTCTATTATTCCAAATCATTTAGCAAAATTTGTTTGGGGTGATATTTATCCAAAACATCTTAATGAACCAAGAGAAAAAAAACCAAAAATAATATGGGCTGGTTCAGAAAACCATTTTTCTCTAAAGGGTAATGATGGTGGTGATTTTGGATCAAAATTAATTGATTTTATTAAAAAAACAGTCGATAAATATGAATGGAATCTTTTGGGTGCATGCCCTTCGGAGCTAAATAATTTTTCTGATAAAATAAAAATACATTCATGGGTTAAAATTTTCCAATATCCTTATTATATTAAATCAATAGATGCCGACATTGGTATAGCACCGTTGTCCAATTGTGATTTTAATCGTTGTAAATCAAATATTAAGGCTCTTGAGTATGTTGCTTGTGGTATTCCGGGCGTGTATTCCGATATTGATCCTTATAGTAATATGACAATAAAGTGTGGTACAGAAGAATATATGATATCTAAAATAGAAGAGCTTGCATCTGATATTGATATGAGATCAAGAACTTGGGAAAAGGATTATAAAATAGTTAAAAGTCAATTATGGTGGGAAGAAGATAATAATCTTAAAAAATATGTTGAAACTTACTTGAATTTATTTGGTAAAAAACTACCTTGAGATTTACTTTTTTATGAATTAGTGTTATTATTAGAATAAAAAAGAGGAAAATACATGCATTGGTTTAGTGTTTATTGGTGGAAATATTTGTTTTCCAAACCGTTTAATTTTACTAAGTTTTTTTGTAGAATTAGAGGACACAAATGTGGTGTTATTTGGTATAATTCTGTTGGATTAGAACCGGATATGATATGTAAAAATTGTTTCGATGATTTGGGGTAAAATATGTATGAAATAGAAAAAATCTATTACTATTATAGAAAAGCCCAATCCTCTATAAAAGGAAAGGGCTTTCGTATGCCTAAAAATTTTGAAGATCATTTCAATAAAAGAATGAATTCATTAACCAGAGAATCCTTGAGAAAGGCTACAAGATATTTTAATACAAAATGGAGTAATATTGATCCATATAACTATTTTCTATGTGGGTTTGAAATATATAAAACATTTAGCTATAACAAGTTTTTTGATGAAAAAATTCTCAATCTTTATATAAGAAGATCGAATATAAAAAAGAGAGAAATGGTAATAAAGAAGAAGCAGATGGAAAAATCTGTTGCTTTGTTGGCTCTTTATATGAAAAAATTTGAAATATCAACACTAAGAGGATTGTGTAGTAAAATTAATGGTGAAGGAAATCATGCTATAATAAACCTTTATATAAAGGATAAAATAGACAAATTTACTGTTTGTTGGCTAATAATGAGAGGTTATTTGAAGCTAAATGATAATGATATGGCTGTAATACCATATATTTCAGAACAATATAGAAACGTTACGGATGTTTTGAAAGAAATAAATGGATTTGTGGAAGATTTATTTGTTAAGAAGGGATTAATAAAATGAAATATGAAGAAGCAAAATTTATTTGTCATGTAAGATCTGCTATTTATAGAAAATCAAAAGGTTTTAAGTATTTTAAAAATCATCCAATTTCACTAGATGATAGAATTTCGAAAGAAGATAAGGCGGCTGATGATTGGTTTGAATATGATCCAAGGGAAGAAGATGATTGTAGTTTGTTTATGTTTAATGATTGAAAGGAATATGATAAAATGAAACTTTATGTTCAAAGTGTTCAATATTGTAATGAATGCCCTAATATAAGATATACTCATTTTGATGGTGAAGGTGAATGTGTTCCTTATCAATATGAATTTGCTTATTGTGATTTTAGTAAAAAATATTTAGTAAGTTCTTTAATAGTAGGGGAAATAAAACAAGGATATAGAGAAAATAATATTCCAATAAGAAAAATACCGGATTGGTGTGAATTAAAAGATTATGATGAATTTGTAAATCCTTTTTCTGGATTTACAACAGGTAAAGTAACTATTTAAAAATAAAGGAGAAAATTATGGGTTTTAGTAATAATTTGTTTAAAGGCGCGGCTGGAATTAGTGTTATTACTTATTTTGGTATGGGCCATGAATACTCTTTTTGCTTTGGGTATTCCATACACTTTTAAGACATGGGTTGATTCATTGATTTTGGCTAGTATTTTTTCAACAAAATCTATTAAGAAGGGAAATAATGGAAATTTTTGATGATCTTATTGATACAATAGATACAATAGATAGGGATAAAATGGTAAATCATGTTGTTTTTGTTCTTGATCATAGTGGCTCTATGTCAAATATTGCTCAAGAATCATTAAGTAATTTGAATGAAAATATTCAAGAGCTAAGAAATAGATCAAAGTTACAAGATACTTATGTTACTTTGATAGAGTTTAATTCAAAAGTTGATGTTATTTTGAGGGAAATTAATGTTAATCATATTAAAGACTTTGATGAATATGCTTGTTCTGGAACAACTGCTTTGTATGATGCTGTTGCTATTGGAATTGATACTCTTGATAATATTAAAGAATTGAAAGATGAAAATAGTAAACATTCAGCTCTTCTAATAATTATGACAGATGGTTATGAAAACGCTTCTGTCGAATTTCACGGCAACGAAGGTGCTGTAAAAATAAAGGAAATGATAGAAGAACGAAAAAAGAGAAAGAATTTTTCTGTTGTTTTCTTTGGTACTGATGATATTGATGTGAAAAAAGTTGGTGATGTTTTCAATTCTTTTGCTTCTGTTAGATTTAGTAAAGTTGATAATTCTATTAATAGAGACAAATATAGAACAGTTGTAAGTGAATATTTTACAGCTAGAGATATGGGTTATAATAACATGGATGATTATGTTGTTAATGAAAATCATACATTTGATAAAGGTGATATAAATGTCAGTTAAACATAATGGTGAATTATTAAAAGACAATCAAAAAGAAGGTAAAATTCTTGATGATAAGAAAAAAGGTGAAATGTTGAAAAACAATGTTCCAGAGGGTAAAAAGCTTTGGATAGATGATACATTGAATGAAAACGAAAATGAAAAAAAAGAACTAAATGAATTTACATTGTCCTAAAATAGTGTTATTATATAATCAATAATGTTGTTGAAAGGGGGATATATGAAAGTTTTAGAAATTGTTGATAATGATGATGGTTCAGCTACTTTAACCTTGGATATGACAGAAGAAGAAAAAAGCATATTGATTGAATATGCTATTATTAAACTATTAAAAGAATATATTGAAAAAGAAGGAGAATAAAAAATGTCAAAATGGATAAATGTTGATAAATTTAAAATGTTTCAAGAACAAAAAATTGAAGAAAAGGATAATACTCAAAAAATAGGTGATTTTACTCGTTTACCAATTTGGCGACCAGAGAAGGGAACTGCTGATAATCCTAAAACTTATATTGGTAGATTTTTGCCTGATAAGAAAAGCAATTTTTATGTGAAGTATTTTTATCATATGTTCAAGATTGGTGATTCTTGGGCATTCTTTAAGTGTTCAAAAACAGAAGATTTTAAGAATTTTTGTCCATTTTGTTCTGTTGCCTCAAAACTATATCAGGGTACTCAGGCGGAAAAGAAAATGGCTTATAATTTTAAGAGAAAGACAAAGTTTGCTGCTAATTTTTATATTATTGAAGATCCAAGAGATGTTGATAAAGATGAAGAAAATAAGGTTTCTAAAACAGTTAGACTTTATGAATTTCCAGAAAAAGTAGAAAAACTTATTAAAGAAGAAATTATTGATAGAAGCGAGGGTCGGGGTTATACAATTTTTGATCCCGGTAAGAATGGTTATAATTTTATTTTGAAGGTTTATGCAACAAAAAAGGATGAAAATAACCAAGTATGGCCTGATTATTCATCCTCAAAATTTTCTAGAACATCGGACGCTTTAGGTAATGAAAAGGAAATTGATGAAATTATGAATCAAACAATAGATCTTGAGGATTATTTAAAATCCTTTGATAAGGATGATGTTGTTATTAAGAAAGCGTTGAAGGATTCTATGGTTTGGGAGCTTGTTGAAGATGAATGGATTACTTATAAAGGCGCGGATCTAACAGATACTAAAAAAGAGTCTAAGGAAAAAGAAGAAGATATTCCAGAAGGATTTGATGAAAGTTATCATGAAGATAATAAAGAAAAAAATTCTGGAACAGAAGATGATGATAGCGAATTTAGTGAAGAAGATTTGTTGAAGGAATTGGAAGATTTATAGACTTGACTTTATTATATCAAGGGTTATATTTTTATTAAAAAAATAATTCTATATAAAAGGAGGAAAATCCTATGTTCAATTATCCAGTTGTAAGAAATTCTTTTGATTTGTCTAATGATTTTAGTACAAGTTTTGATAGTTTATTTGATGTCTTTATGAAATATCCGCTTTATAATTCTTATGAAAACGAAGACGGCAAAATTGTTTACGAATTAGATGTTCCTGGTTTCACTAAAGAAGATATTAAAGTGAAAGCAGTAAATTCTTCATTAAAAATTGATGGAGAAATAAAAAGAAAAAGTGGTAAAATTGTAAAAATCAAGGAAAGATTAAGTATTGCTGGTTTAACTTGTGAAAATGCTTCATTAGAAAATGGTGTATTAACTATTATTTTTAATAAAACAGAAAATAATGGACAGAAAATAGAAATAGAATAGAATAATATAATAAAAACATTGAAAACCCTGATAAATTTTTGTTTTATCAGGGTTTTTTTTGTTTACATGATACTAAAAAGATGTTATAATATTTATAAATAAAATATAGAAAGGATGGAACATGAAAAAAAATATTTGTTTTGATTTTGATGGTGTTATACATAAATATTCAGGTGGATGGAGAAATGGCGAGATATATGATGAACCTATAGATGGTGTAAGAGATTTTATAAATAATATAAAAGATAAATATTATATAGTTGTATCATCCGCAAGAATAAATGATGGTTATATGGAACCATATAAAGTTGTTAAGAATATTCATGATTGGATGAACAAACATGATATTTATTTTGATAGGATAACCGGAAAAAAACCGATTGCCAAGGCATATATAGACGATAGGGCTATAAAGTTTAGTGGAAATTGGGATCATGTTGAAAATGAAATAAATAATATGGGGGATTAACTTATGGCTGGTAAGGGCGGTGCTTTTGAGAGAGATATATCTAAATTTTTAACTAAATGGCTAACTGGAAAAGAAAAACCCTTCTGCTTTTGGCGGATGCCCGGCAGCGGGTCGTTAAGTACAATTCATGAAGAATGTATGGATTTATCTGGTGATATAAGAGCGATAACAAAAGAAGCCGCCCTTTTTACGGAAGTTTTTAGTATAGAATGTAAAGTTGGTTATCCAAAAACATCTTTTTGGCAACATTTTACAGATATTAAAAATTTCAATATAAAAGATTTTTGGATTCAATGTTGTAATGATGCAAAAAAATCAAATAAATTTCCAATGCTTATATATCGTAAAAAGAATAAAACTGAAATAGTTGGTATAAGTGGAGAATGTTATTATTATGTTCAAAAAATAATACCAAATATTTCAGATATACAAAGCTTAGTTATAAAGTTTAATAAAGAAGATAATTTAGATACATTGATGTTTTTTAATATGAAAAAATTTTTTGAATTGATAAATATGAATACTATCAAAAAATTAAATAAAATTAAGGGTAAAAATGAAAGTAAATCTAACACCTGAAGAATTTTCGAATTTTGTTGCATCATATTTGTTAGATTGTTTATTACATATTGATGAAATAAACATGAGCGATGATTTTAGAGAAATTGTTGATGTTCTTGATAATAAAGGTATGAAATCGTTTTTATTGATGAAATATCTTAAAATGGATTCAAATGAAAGATTGAATTATAAAAGAATAAGAAAAAGTGTAACAGATTTGGCATTTAAAGGTGTAGTGGAAATAATGAAAAATAAGGAGTGATTTTTATGGGTGAATTATCTGGTGATATGGAGAGAACAACATCAATTGATACTGATCACGCTGTACAACAAACCGAATTTGATACAGATGTTCCTGATGTTAAAGCAAATGGTGTTAAAATGGGATTACCTGTTTTTAATGTTGATGATAAAGATTTTTATCAAAACTTTAATTTTGGTAGAAGAAGACTTCGTTTTGCTCCAGGCAGTAATGTTCAACAATATATGGCTAAAACAAGATATAATAAGCCATTTTGGATTCAACATACGAAGTCTGGTGAATTAAGAAAAGTAAAATAAAAATAATTTGAGAAAGGATATTATGTGATGTCTAAATCTGTTTTGTTTGATTATAATAATTTATGTTTTCGCTGTTTTTTTACAGGTGACGTAAATGCAACAAGTGGTTTACCAGAATACGCTATGTGGCGTTATCTAGTAACCACTTCTTTATTGGAGCCTTTGAATAAGGATAACTCAGTAAATGAGATTGTTGTCGCTGTTGATAATGCAGGGTCATGGAGAAAAGATTATTATAGTAGATATAAAGAAAATAGATCAGTAAATAGATCTAAGCAAATAGAGGTTGATTGGGATACATTTTTCTATGAAATGGATCTTCTTAAAAGTGAAATATCAGAATACCTACCTTTAAAAGTAATAAAAGCCCCAAAAGCCGAAGCTGATGATGTTATCGGTGTCTTATCAAAATATATAGATAATGATATGATTATTATTAATTCCAATGATCGTGATTATTTACAATTATGTTCAGATAAAATAAAATTATGGAACCCTAGCAAAAGGGCATTTGAGGAATGTGATGATCCTAAAAAATTTCTTGTAGAACAATGTCTTATGGGACAAACAAAGGATAATATTTTTAATGTTAAAACTCCTACAGATTGGGGTTTGACGAAACAAACAGAAGGTAAAAGAAAGCCTGGCCTTGGACCAAAAACTGTAGAAAAAATTATGGAAATTGGTTATGAAAAATGGTTAAAAGATAATAATCTAGAAGAAAATTTCAAAAGAAACAGAGTATTGATTGATTTTGATTACATACCACAAACAATTCAAAAAGTTATAAAACACAAATATGATAAATATGTTTTACCAGAACCAAAAAATATGTATTATTTTTTTGAAAAACATGATATGCGTGGTTTTATGGATGAATTTGATAAATTAGAGTATAAACTTTTAAGACTTTATTAAAAGGATATTAAGATGAAACCTTTATATTGTGTATTGAATATTAGGAATAGGGATGAATTTGAGAAAGAATTTCAAATTCCTTATGGATATGGAACTTCTGTTATTTTTGAAGATTTTGAAAGCGCTATAAAATATGTAGATGAACATCAACAAACATATTCTATTGTTAAAGTTGATACTGAGGGAAAAGAAACTGTTTATCATGGGAGAGGTGCTGTATGAGAAAATTTAAATCTGTTTTTGTTGAGGGAAATACATTAGATAATGTATATTTTTCAATGCTTTATGAATTGAATCAACATGGTAGAATGAATCCAATACATTCAGGTAGTTATGAAGGCGCGTCAAGGCTGGAATTTGATTTTATTGCGGGAACTATTCATATGCCAACAATTAGACCATTGGCTCCTACTTTTCCCGCTGGTGTTCCGCCTGTAACTACTGATGAAAAAATAGAAGAATATTTTACAAATTATATTATGGATGGAAAAAATCTTGAAGGTAATGAGCATTATCGTTATGCTACTTGGATAAATGGTGGATTGTATAAAATTCCACGTTTAAGAATTGTTGATGAATGGTGGTCTGGAAAAAATGATGAACTTTTAAAAAACGAAGATTATCATTTTAAATTTGATGGATATAGAGTAAATGTTCCAAGTCAATTGGAATGGATTATAAAACATTATAAAGAAAAGGGGTTTGGTAATAATCATTGTTATATTACAGTAGGTTATCCAGAAAGTTCTTTTTCTTATGATATGCCTTATAAAGATGAATCAGAAAGACAAACAAGTCCATGTGTTTTACCAGAAACAAGAATATTAACTAATAAAGGTTATATAAAAGCAGTGGATATAAAAATCGGTGATATTGTTCTTACACATAAAAGCAATTGGAAAAAAATAACAAAAGTATATAAAAGAGAATATAAAGGCAATATTTGCAACATAAGAATGCGTGGATTTAATGAAAATTTAAAATTAACTATTGATCATCCAATAAATATTGTTAAATCTGTATATTGTCCTTATGACAAAACAGAAAAATTAAAATGTAAGCCAAATTGTGGTAAACAATATTCATGCTATGAAAAACATGGAAAAATGTGTAAAAAATCGTATAATGAATATAAAACTGAATGGATAGATGCTAAAAATGTTAATAATTTAAGTTATATACCTTTTCCAAGAATAAAAATAATAGAAGAATGTGAATATAGTAAAGATGAAATGTATTTATTTGGATTATTTTTAGCTGAGGGTGATTATGTTAATGGTATAAGATTTAATTTAGGATCACATGAAAATGAAATAATAGAAAAAGTAAGAAAATTAATGAAAAGTGTGTATGGATTAGAATCACATGAAAAATTATCAAATGAGGGTGATTCATGTATAAGAATGTCTTTTTATTCGATGGATTTAAAAAGAAAATATATGTCTTTGTTTGGATCTGGTACGAGAAATAAAGACATACCAATGGTTTTTTTAAATTATGGTAAAGATTATTTAATTGAATTATTAAATGGTTATGTTGATGGAGATGGATATGTTAGAAAAACGAATGAAAAATCTTTCTTTACATCTTCATTAAATTTAAAAGACAAATTCTTATTAATACTGAATAAAATCGGGTATACGTTTACTTCTACAAAAGTAAATGTAAAAAATTCTATGATAAACGGTAGGGTAATAAAGTCAAATGGATGTGGATATAATATAGAAATAAAAGAAAATAAAAAACATAATATATTTTGGGCTGATGATAATTATGTATATTATCCAATTCATTATAATAAAATAGAATATTATAATGGATATGTTTATAATTATGAGGTTGAAGATGATAATTCATATATAGCGAATAATATACCTGTTCATAATTGTTTGCGTGGTATAGATACTCATGTGAAAAAACATAATGATGAATGGTATTTATGTGCTCATGCGTATTTTAGAAGCTGGGATCTTTTTGCTGCTTGGCCGGAGAATCTTGGAGGAATTACATTATTGATGGAGTATATTGCTGATCATCTTGGTGTAAAAGTTGGTTCATTATCCTTTTCCAGTTTAAAGGGACATTGTTATGATTTTGAAATAATGCCATTAAAGGCCAAACTTAATAAGGATTGATTATATGGAACCAATATTAGAACTTGTTAGAACTAATCTAAAGAGATATACATTTCAATGCCCTAAAATAAGACAATGGGTTGAAGATAATTCTTATGGTAAAGTTTTGAATTTATTTTGTGGAATAACAAAACTAGATCTTGATGAAATAAGAGTAGATATTGAACAAAATGAAGAAATAGAGGCTCATTATGTTATGGATGCCTTTGATTTTGTTGAAAGCTGGAAAGGCCATAAGTTTGATACCATTATACTAGATCCACCTTATTCATATCGTAAATCTATGGAAATGTATAATGGTAGATATTCAAGTAAATTTAAGCTTATAGCTGATAATATACCAAACATATTAAAAGATAATGGAAGTGTTATATCATTTGGATATCACTCAACCTTTTTGGGAAAAATTAGAGGATTTGGTTTATATAAGCTATGTGTGTTTGCTCATGGTGGTGCTCAACATTGTACGATAGGTATTGTAGAAAAAAAGATTATTTTATAGGAGATATATTTAATGGTTGAATTAAGTAATAATGCTCAAAAGATATTTAATGATTTGTATTCATTTCAAGGAGAAACAGTAGAAAATACATTTGAACGGGTTGCGAAAGAATTTGGTAATGATGATAAAGAAGTACAAGAAGTTTATGATTTATTGGCTAATAATATATGGCGTCCAAATACACCAGTTTTTCTTAATGCTGGTACAAATCATAAAATCTATTCTGCATGTTATGCAATTGGGTTAGATGATTCTATGGATAGTATTTATGATATTGCAAATGTTTCTAGAAAAATCTTTCAATATGGTAGCGGTGTCGGTATTCCGATTGGAAATCTTAGAGAAAAAGAATCTCATATTTTTGAGGGTGAGCCTGAAAAACCAGCTGAGGGACGTAGCAGCGGACCAATAACATTTATGAAACTATATGATGCTGTTGGTGAAACTACTAAATCTGGTGGACGAGTGAGAAGAGCGGCTATTTTATGTTCTATGCCTGTATGGCATCCTGATATTCTTGATTTTATTCGATGTAAAGAAGAAGATGGTAGATTGAGTAATATGAACATATCAGTAACAATTACTGATGAATTTATGCAATGTTTAGAAGACGGAACACCTTTTAAACTTAGAACACCTTATGATGGTAGTGTTGTTAGAGAAATTGACCCACAAATAATATGGAATGAGATTGTTAAATTTGCTCATAAAACAGCTGATCCTGGTGTTTTGTTTATAGACACAATTAATAAGTATAATGTATTAAAAAGTAAGATACTGGTGGAAACAACTAATCCTTGTGGTAATTAAGTTTGCCTCAATTTAAAATCCCGGAATTAAGCGGGAACCCTGTGATGGGAATCCGAACCGAAGATAACTTGTAAAAGAGTTATCAGGGGCAGAGCATAGAAGATGAAACTATTTTTAATAGAATATAATTCTTCCAAGAGGCCGGGACATTTTATTATAAAATGAAAAGATATGCCGAACTATCAATAATTAAGAATTGATAGAGCTATAAGATAAAAAGCTTATAGGATAACAAATTGGAACAACCACTGCTTCCTTTTCTTGCATGTAATCTTAGTGCTATGAATATATCTAAATTTGTTGGTGGTGTTGATGAATTTAATTGGGATGGTCTTTTTAATATATCTTGTTCTGTAATGAAATATATGGACAATCTTATTGATAAGATGGAGTTTCCAGATGAAAGATTTAAGAAGAATGTTTTAAAATATAGACCCGTTGGTATTGGCATAATGGGACTTGCTGATGCTATGTTTGCTCTTAATTATAGATATGATAAACAAGAAGGTAGAAATTTTGCATCAAAAGTTATGAAAACCATAACACTTGCTTGTATATATCAAAGCACTTTATTAGCGGAAGAAAAAGGACCATTTTTTGAATATGATGATTTTAAAAATGATGTGGAAAATATTGTTTCTAAATGGATAGGTTATGATGATTCTGATAAGGAAAGTTTTGTTAATACGGTTATGGATCGCGTAAGGAAATATGGTCTTCGCAACAATACATTAACAACTGTTGCCCCAACAGGTACAACTGCTCTTTCATGTGATTGTTCGTATGGTATAGAACCGTCTTTTGGTTTAACGTTCACTAAAAACTATATTGATGGTACAAAAGCATTGATAGTTAATTCTATATTTGAAAAAAGGTTTAAAAATGAAGAATGGTTTAATGATGCGCTTCTTGAAAAGATATCTAATAATATGGGATCATTAAAAGGTCTTCACGGCATTCCTAAAGAAGTTAAAGAAGTGTTTATCACAGCACATGAAATAAAATATAGAGATCGAGTGGAAATGCAAGCAGACATACAAAAATATTGCACTTCAGCGATTTCTTCAACTTTAAATTTACCAAAAGAAACAGAAACGGAAGAAGTATCAAATATATATAAATATGCTTATCAAAAGAGATTGAAAGGAATCACGATATATCGTGATGGATCTAAGAAAAATCAACCAGTTACCTTTACAGAAGATAAAAAAGATGGTATAATATATGGATTTGAAAGACCTAGTATTTTGTCTTCTAAAACATATTCAGTGGAAACCGGTAATGGTAAAATGTATGTTACTGTTTCTGATTATAAAAATAAACCTTTAGAAGTTTTTATTCATTTAGGTAAAAGTGGTCAAGTTCAAAATACTTTCACGGAAGCCCTTGGAAGAATTATATCTATTGCTTTGCAAAGAGGGGTTCCTGTAGAAGATATAACAAAAACTCTTATTGGCATAAATAGTGATAGGATGTGTTGGTTTAGATTTGAACCAACTGATAAAAGACCTGTTCAAATATTGAGTATTCCAGATGCTATTGCTCAGTTACTTAATAGATATTATATTGGAACAAAATTTGAAGGAGAATTAAGTGATGAAGTTTGTCCTAAATGCGGCCGAAAAATGCTTGCAATAGAAGGATGTTTTAACTGTACTTGTGGTTATAGTAAATGTAGTTAAAATATTGTTTTTTTATAAATAATTAATAGTTTTATAAAAAATAATGGAGGATTAATTATGGCTTTAAAAGATTATATGATGAAAGAAACCGAAAGGGTTGAAGAAAAAAAGATTTATGAAGGAATGACTGGAGCTGAAATTGGAAAAGAGCTTGGTATCACAAGACAAGCCGTTTCCAATACATTGAAAAGAGCCATGAAAAAGGTTTTTATCGAAATGAAGAAAGAAACAGGTGGATCGGATTTTGAAGTTGCTGTAAGTTTGATGATAGGTTTGGGTGTGGAAGATTCAGACGCTAAAAATTTTTTTAAACTGTTTCCACCTGATATTAGAAAGAAAATAGAAGATTCTGCTAATGAAACATTGCACGGAAAAAAGTAAGATATTTTGCAAAAATTGCATAAACTGTAAAATAAAAAACAATTTAGTTTCTTGTAAAAATGGATATTTTTGTAATGTTACTTTAAAAGAGGCATATTTATATAAACCATTTGATTTTGATTGTGTAGAATTTGAGGAAATCTAAAATGTTATCTCTTGAAACTGTTAGTGAATTTGTATATAACAATTGCGAAAATGTAAGCGTTTCTAAAAACGGAACTCATTTTCTTGCTAGATGTCCGCTTTGTGGAGATAGTAAGAAAAACGAAAGAAAAAGAAGATTCAATTTAGATTACAACAATGGAAATCCTATATATCATTGTTTTAATTGTGATGCTTCTGGATCATTTTTAGAATTATATAGTAATTTAAATAATATAACCGTAGGTGAATCAAAAAAACAACTTGAACAATATAATTCTGACGATATAATACAAAGATTATCAGAGAAGAAAAGAAAAAAAATAATAAAAGAGATAAAACATGAAGATCATAGCTATGTTTTAAAAGACTGTATATCAGAAAATGAAATAGGTGATTCAAATTTCCTTGAAAATATAAAGAATATACTAAAAAACTTTAAAGTTGCTAGAGGAATACCTAGTGATTTTAAAGTTTTTTATGCGTATCAAAATGATTATTCTAATAGAATAATATTACCTTTATATGATAAAAATGGTTTGATGTATTATTTTCAAGGGCGTGCGGTTAATAATATCATATTACCAAAATACAAAAACCCAACATTGATGAAAGGTAATGTTGTATTTAATGAACATAAATTTGATAGAAAAAAGTCAATAATAGCCGTAGAGGGTTTATTGGATGCTTTGGTTATAGGTAATCAAGGTACAACTTATTTAGGTTCTAGTATAACTGATGAATTTATTGAAAAATTGATGAAATTGACAGATGAAGATATTATTATATCTGTTGACAATGATGAAGCTGGGTATAAATCATTGAAAAAATTTATAAAACAATCTATATATAGCAAAAATGTGAAATATTTTATTTTTCCCAAAGAATATTTAGATTGTAGTGATATAAACGAATTAAAAACAAAGTATAATATAAAAGATGTTTATAATTTTGTAGTAAAAAACTCAATAAGTTTTTTAAGATTGAATCTAAGATTAAAATTGGAGAAGTGAAATGATAAGAACTATAATAGGAAAGGATTATATAGAAATAGATGAAAAAAATTGGGATAGTGAAGAATTTATGTCAATAAAAAAGATTCACTTGATAAAAATGAATTTTATTGAACCCACTGTTGATAAAATAAACAGAATATTAAAAAAGTATCCTAATACCAATAGATTTGTTGTTGATAATAATATTAGATTTTATAACGATGTATTGAAGAAAACGACAAAAAAATATTATGTAGAAAATAACGTAAATGATAATAATATTTTGTCTTTTTTTAGAAAAAATAATAAAATATTATTTAATTTTAACAATTTATCCGATCTCAAAAAAAGATTTTTCCTTGACAATTTTATATTTTATGATATACTACATAATGTTGAAGTAGTTAGAATGTCGGAAGAAGATTTTGATGAGAAATACGATATAATTAAAAATTGGAATGGTAATGTTATCGTATATTAGGAGAATTAATGAATTTATTGGTTATTGGGCCATATGTTGGTGATTGGGAACAGGAAATTGTTAATTTCAGACCATATGCAAGATGGTTATATGAAAGTGTTGAATATGATGATATATTTATAAGTTCTCATTATAATAGGCTTTTTTTATATGATTTTATTCCAGAAAAAAATAGAATACCAATATATAAATATTTATCTGTTTATGAATACGATCAATGTGGATATTATAATAAAAGAATAAATCAGAAGAATTTTAGAAGCATATCAAAATATGTAAAACAAATTATTATAAACAATGAAAAATGTACAAAGAAAGATATAGATAGTTATCAGGTGAATTATGTTAAAAATGTAAAACATATACCTATATATAATAAAGTATTTTCCAAAATAAAAGTGAATCATTCATGCCCTTTGACAAATATGGGTAAAATTGTAATAATACCAGATATAAGCGCTGATGTAAAAATACTGGAAAAGGTGTATAATCATGTTATTGAAAAATATGATTCTGTTATAATTGGTGATATGAAAACCGAATTTCCTGAGAGTAATACCATAACACCAATGATAAATTATTTTGATTATGGGTATGAATATATAATAAATTATATAAATACTTCTAAAATGGTTATATGTCCAACTAGTGTTTGGACATTTATATCAAATTTACAAGGCAAACCAGTTTTTTCATGGGGAGAAAATGTTTCGTTATTTAAAGAAGATGGTGTATACAATTTTGATAATAAAAATTCTTTTATATTACCAACAAATGATGAAACAAATCCAGATCTAATAACAAAATCAATGGATAAATTTATCAAAGATTTAAAAATTGTATAGGAGAATTTGTTATGCCTTATTATGAATTTCAATGCCCTAAATGTGGTAAGATATTTGAAGAATATTATAAAAATATAAAAGAAGCTGATGCTGATTTTATAGAATGTATATATTGTGGTGTCAAAATGAAAAGAATTTTATCATCAACATCTTTTATATTAAAAGGTGGTGGTTGGGGCGCAAGTGGATATTCAAAGGAGAAAAAATAATGCCGGTTTTTGATTATCAATGTTCTGTATGTGGTAACATAGAAGAACGAATAATATTCAGTAATTCGAACTACAGAGAAATACTCGTATGTTCAAAATGTGGTGCAGAATTGGTTAGAATTTTTCCTCAAAAATCACCTACTTTTAAATTAGTTTTTAATAATAAACGCGGTGATATGTGTGATTGGGATGGTAACACAAATCATTATTATGATGAATATAAAAAACAGAAAGCTGATGGGAAAGATGTTAGAATACCAGAACTTGAAGGTGAAAAATAATAAAGGAGAAAATAAAATGTTGTTCTTTATAAAAGAAAATTGGCGTGACGAATATGGTTTTTATCAAAGCGATGAAACTTGTTTATTTTGTGAAAGACAAAATTCTGTTTATATAAATATAGAAAACGATGGCAAGAATATTTTGCTTTGTAAAAGTTGTTTAAATAGACTATCTGAGGAAATAGATAAAGCTATACAAAGAAAAATACTAAAGGATGGTAAAAATAATGAAATTTAAACAATTTATTAATAGTGATGATGTTGATTTTGAAGAAATATGCTTTTCAATTATTGAAAATGATGAAGATGAATTAAACGAAGCCGCTGGTAATGCTTCAAAAGAAACAAGATTACAGGAATGTCTTCATTGTGTCGCCTTTGGTATAAGACAAAATAAAAGAAGTAATATTATTGAAAGTGATGTTATGGATAGAAGTCAATTTTCACAGGGATATAGTTTACATTGCAATCTTGATTCATCCGGTGATGAAATTTTTGATTTTGCTGAAAGAAAACCAGATTGGGTAAAAAGCGTGGTAACATCAACTAATGCTTTTTTTAAATCACCTTATAGTAAAAAAGCTCCTTATGATTTTTATAGAGGAACTGGAATAATGAATATGGTTTATCAAGAATTTAACAAGATGAAATCATTGGAGGGTATAAAACTTCCAAATGATAAATGGAATCCTGGTGATATATGGGCTGCTTCTTCTAGTTTTCATCCAAATTTTGGTTCATTTAGTTCATTATTAGAATATAATGCTTATATCGCTGATCAATTAGAGAAGAATACATTGATGGGTATTTCTTTGAAAAAGGTCGGTGGAAACGCTAAAGTTGTAGTTGTTGGTAAGGATAAAATAGACATGACGCCAGTTGGTTTTAAGGGAATAAGAAAACCAAGAAATATATTTTCAACTGGTATAATGATAGATTTATCAAATGGATGGTCTATCAATGTCAGAAGCTTTAGAATAAGCCAAAATGCTGATGTTCGTGGTGAAATTATAGGCAAAACAGCAAGACATGGAAAATTTGCTGTAACTAATATAATAAAGAAATATAGTATATCACAACTTCCTCTTTCTAAGATATCAAAAATGACAGATGAAGAACTTAGAGATATAGTTGTTAAATTATGGTCAGATATTGGTTATAAATATTCTCAAAATGATATAGATAGAGGATTTGAAAATTTGTTGAATGGTAAAGAACCATTGGAAAAAAGAGGCCGTAATGGTTTTTGGCAATCCGCTATACATTCCCTTCAATTTGGAGAATTTTTAGTTAAAAATAAAGGAAAGGCTGATGAAATCGTAAATGAAATATATTTTGGTGCTTCGTCAGTGAGTGATTATTCATCCAATTTTATAAAAATATACTAAAATGTAAGGGGGTACTGGAAAATTGATGGCATATGTGGGTGGTAAGTATAGACAGGCAAAGTGGATTTATTCTTTTTTACCAAAAAGAATGAAAAGATATGTTGAAGTGTTTGGTGGTGCGATGTGGGTTTATGTAAATAGTGATATAGAAGCCGATGAAGTATATTATAATGATTATAATCCATTTATGGCTAATGTTTTTGATTGTTGTCGCGCACCAAATACTTTTCTATCATATTTGGATAGAGTAGAAGCACAAAATTTTGATATTTTCGAAAAATATAAGAATTATATATTAGATGTTAAGAATAAAGGGTCATTTGAATTTCAAGATTTTGATCTTGCTGCAAAATATATATATGTTGTGACACAAACATTTTCTGGTATAATGTCAGAAAAAGCTAAAATGATTTTTTTAGATCCCACCAAATATAAATCAAAATACTATTCATTCAAGAAAAGATTGAATAATCCTAAAATACAATCAAAATTACAAAAAATAAAAGTTTTTAATCAATCTTATGAGGATTTTATTCCAATGGTGGATGATCAAGAAACATGGATGTATTTAGATCCACCATATTATGGAACTGAAAATCTTTATGCGTTTCATGATTTTGGTATAAATGATCATAAAAAACTTGCTAATATTTTAAATAATTGTAAAAGTAATTGGGTTTTGAGCTATTATGATTTTAAAGAATCTTATGATTTTTATCCTAAAGATAAATTTAAAAGAGAATATAAAGAATATAAAAAAGCTTCTATGGCATCAAAAGGAAAAAAACAATCTGATGCTGTTGAAATGCTTGTATTAAAAGGATAATATTTTTATGTATGATTATACTATTGGTATTGTTGGGTTTGGATTTTTAGGTAAAGCTCTTGCTCACGGATTTTCTTTACATGCTGATGTTTTGATATATGATAAGTATGAAAATTATTATAATACATTAGAAGAAGTTGTAAACAATTCTGATTTTATTTTTGTTAGTGTTCCAACACCCATGAAAGAAGATGGATCACAAGATATATCAAATATAAAAGATGCTATAGAAAGCATAGAAAAAGAATCAAAAGAAAGAAAAATTATAGTTATTAGAAGTACTGTATTACCCGGAACAACAAGAGTTTTTGCCGAAAAATATTCAAATCATGATTTTATATTTTTTCCAGAATTTTTAACAGAAAGATCATCTAAATTTGATTTTATAAATTCTTCAAGGTTAATTTTTGGTGGTAATAATAAGGAAGTACTATCAGAAATAGAAAAGTTGTTTAGAAAAAGATTTACCCATACACCAATATATAAAACTTCTTGGGAAGCTGCTGAAATAGTTAAATATATGTGTAATTGTTTTTTTGCTGTTAAAATATCATATCTAAACGAAATATATGATGTAGCAAAATATTATAATATAGATTATAATGAATTGAAAAATATGTTTCTTAGTGATTATAGAATAGGGAATAGTCATGTTGATGTCCCCGGTCATGATGGGCTTCGGGCTTATGGGGGGAAATGTTTTCCAAAAGATGTAAAAGCTTTTATAAATTGGGCAAAAGAAAAAGATTTATCACTTGATATGTGTGAATCGGCTGATAAAGTAAATGAAAGAATAAGAGAATATAAAGATTGGTATGATATAAAAGGATGTACTAATAAGAATAACTATAGTTAATGAATTTGGAGGTATTAATATTATGAGTAAAACCGTTTTAATCTGCGGGAGCGATGGATATATAGGTCATTCTTTAACTTTAAGATTATTAAAGAAAGGGTATAAGGTTATTGGTATAGATGATTTTAGACGAAGATTTTTCGTTGAGCATGAAATGGGTTCTTTTTCAGCAATCCCGATAGAACATCCAAAAGAAAGAATATTAAAAATGAAGGAATTTGGTGATTATGATTCTTTTGAAATAAATATTGAAGGATATGATAGTTATGATTTATTGAAAGAAATTATTAAAAAATTTGAACCAGAAACAATAGTAAATCTAGCCCAACAACCTTCAGCGCCATTTTCTCATAAATCAAGAAAAAATTCCTATGAAACAACATTTGGTAACGTTTTAGGAACCTTAAATATTATTCATGCAATAGAAGAAACAAACCCTAATATTCATTATATTTCAATAGGAAGTATGGGGGAATATGATCCAAGTGTTGGTATAAGAATACCTGAAGGTTTTTTTGATTTTGAATATGTTGGAAAAACAATTAAAAATGTAATATATCCAAGAAGACCCGGTTCTTATTATCATTGCTCGAAAGTTGCATCAACATATTTTATTGATTGTGCTTGTAGATTTTATGGATTAAAAGCAACAGATATAATGCAAGGTGTTGTTTATGGTGCTTGGACACCGGAAATAGAAGAAACTGGATTAAATACAAGATTAGATACAGATGAAAGTTTTGGTACGGCTTTTAACAGATTTATAGTACAAGCAATAATAGGACATCCTTTAACAATTTTTGGTAAAGGTGATCATAGTAGAGGTTTTATTTCTTTAACAGATGCTGTTCAATGTTTAATATTGGCTATAGAAAATAAACCAAATGATGGTGAATATAGAACATGGAATCAACTTGATGAAGTATATTCAATTAACAATTTAGCTGATGAAGTAATTGATATAGCTGATAAATTTGGAATAAAAGCAAGAAAAATACATATAGAAACACCTAGATCAGAATCTACAGATGGTTTTTATTATAATCCTGTTGTTGATAAACTTAAAAATCTTGGATTCAAATCAACGAGAACGATAAAGGATGAATCAGTATATATAATAGAAAATTTAAAAGATTTAGATTTAAGTAAGCTACATTCTGTTGTTATTCCTCATATAAAATGGGGTAAATAAAATGAAAATAATAGACGATATTCAGTCAGAAATAAACAGACTTCAATATGAAATAGAGGTCGAGAAAAAATATATTGAGGGAAGAAAGGCAAATAAGAGAGAAGCAAAAAGCCTTTCTTCTAAAATTAATAGATTGGAAAATCTTTTAAAATTAAAGGATGATAATATGCCTTCTGTTAGAGTTAATAGAAACTATAATGGTAAATTGGATGAAAGACGATTAATAGAAACTAAGAAAGAAATAAAAAGAAATACAATTAACAGAATAAGACAAGAAAGACTTGAAACGGAAACGGAAACAAAATCAACCATTCATAAAATAAATAAAGACAAAAAAATCAACATAAAAAAAGAACCAATTAGAAAAAAAAGAAGCGGAAAGCCAAAAATTATGTTGATAACAGATGTTAATGGATGGGCTTGGTCTATTAAATCAAAATATATAGTTAAGTATCTTTCTGATGAATTTGATTTTGATATTTTTAATTTTTTAGAGGACGGAAGAAGAACAGGCATAGACAGAAGTTCTCATGATTTATATTTTACGTTTGGTTATAGTTATATAGATAAAATAAGCCATATAGAAAAAAATAGAAGAATAACAGGTGTTACAGCACATAGAACCAAAAATTTGATAAAATCTAAAATGAAATTGGCTGGTCATGTTCATGCTAATTCTATTATGTTAGTAAATGAATTAAAATCTATGGGATTTGATAATGTATATTATTTACCAAATGGTGTAGATGAAAATCTTTTTTATATAAAAAATTCAATACCAGAACAGCGAGAAAATATAATTGTTGGTCATGTTGGTAAGTTGTCTCCCAGAAAAGGTCAAAATCAGTATATAAAACCAGCAATAAAAGAGTCTAATGCTGAAAGTTTTCTTCATTTAAATAATTATAGAAACAGAATAGATCATAATAAAATGGTTGATGTTTATCAAAAAATGGATGTTTTTATAGTTGCTAGTGATGAAGATGGTACACCAAATCCCGCTCTTGAAGCAGCTGCTTGTGGTAGACCAATAATAAGCAATAGAATAGGTAATATGCCTGAATTTATAATAGATGGTTATAATGGATTTTTAGTTGATAAAAATATAAACGCATATGTTGAAAAAATTAATTGGTTTAGAAACAATAGAGATAAAATGATAGAAATGGGAATGAATGCAAGAAAAACAATAGAAGAAGATTGGACTTGGAAAATTCAATCAGAAAGATATAGAAATATGTTTAGGGATATATTGGAAAAAATACAATGAGAATTGTTATACTTGGTAATACTGGTAAAGATATAACAAAAGCTTATAGTTGGTTTGTTAAAACTACATATGAGGGATTGAAACTAAACGGTCATGATGTAATAGGAATAGATTGGAAATCAAATTCTTTACAGAACATCAAAACTTTGGTTTTAAATTTCAATCCATCTATTATATTTACTCATTTAACTTTTCATGGACATAAAGATATTAATCAGATAAAAGAAATATTTAGTGATTTCAAAAAAAGAAGAATAAGGATGGTTCATACATTACAAGATGCAAAAAATGAACCAAGATATAATGGAAATATAAGTGATATTTTTGATATTGCTTTTGTTTCACAGCTTGAAAATTTAGAAAAATTTCAGTTTTATTGGAAAGTGCCTACATTTTTTTGGCCATATTCTTCATTAACATTGAAAAAAATGGCGAATTTCAATCCTTCTTACAGTTTTGAATATCCTGTTTTTACAGGATCGGTTATTTCACATTCAGATAGATCAGATTTTATTAAAAGATTGTCCAGAGTTATGAATATTCATATAATACAAACAAAATCTTCCAAAGATTTAAGATCAGTAACACCGGAGTTATCAGTTTCTTCAAAGTGTATTTTGGGGTTATGTACTGGATATAATATTGGTGGGTATATTGATGTAAGACCATTTCAGTATCTTGGATGCGGTGCTTTTATGATAAGTAGAAAGTTTAAATGGCAGGAAAAGATATTACCGGATAGTTTACAAATATTGTTTGATAGTTATAAAGATCCATTTGTTGTAAAAGAATTATGGAAAAAATGGTCAAAAACGAATACATCAAAAATAAGAGAAAACGCCTTCAATTTTATTCAAAAATATCATTCCAGTAAAATTAGAATGAAAAATACATTAAATGTTATTAACGGAAAACAAAATTCAGTTAAAGCTTTGATAAGTGAAATATAAGGAGAAAAAATTAATGTTTAAAGGATTTATTTTGTGTGATAAAAGAACAGGTTCAACTTTATTACAAAATTGTATGAACTCACATCCCCAAATTACATGCTATGATGAGCTTTTTATGATAAGAGGAAATATTAAAAAGAGAAATGGTGAATACATGTATAGATGGATGAATATGGAAAGGGGATATAATATACCATCATTTTTGAAATATCTTGGTGAAAAAGATGAAAATGTTTATCTTAAACTAATATATGATCAGTGTTATTATTGGAATGTTGATAAATATATTAAAGAAAATAATATTAAAATAATACATTTATTCAGAAAAAATCATTTTAAGAAAGCAATTTCTAGATTAACAAGAAATAAATCAAAAAATGAATATGAACCAGTAACGGATCTAAAGGTTAAAAAAATTATTGAAGAAACATTAAAATCTGAAAAAAAGTCAAAAGATAATTTTGGTAAGTGGAGAAAACATAAAAATCAAATAAAAATTTATTATGAAGAGATGATAGGTAGAAAAGAGGGTGTTGTTGAAAACATAGAAAAAGTTGGTGCTTTTAATATAAAATCTAGTCAAATAACATATTTAGAAGAAAAAACATGTAAGGATTTATGTGAATTTATGGAAGTTGACTATTTTGAAATGTTTTCAAACATAACAAAAAGAAATAAAGAAGACGTTCTCTCTTATTTCAATTCAGATAAAATAAAAAAGCTGGAAAAAATGCTAAAAAATGCTGGTATGGAAAATTATTTAAAGTTTTAATAAAACATGGGGATTAATATGAATCATAAAACGTTTATGCAAGGAACAAATGTAACAAGAGCGGGATATATTTCTGAAAGTATTAAAAATTCATTAAAAAATAAAACACCATTTTCTTTGGTTAGATTTGGTGATGGAGAACTGAAGCTTATAGATAATTGGATAAAATGGAAAAAAAGTGGTGTAGATTTTAATGAAACGTATGAAAATTTTAAAAAGGGTGATGAGTGGGAATTTTATAAAAAATTGGTTAGACAGGGAATACGAATAAACAAAATTCCTGAAATAATGGACGTATTGAGAGATTCATCAAATGAATCAGATTTTATAAGCAATTTTGATGCTTGGTTTAGTAGTGATTATTGGCCAAGAAGAAGATCAAAAAAAACTGAAAACTTACTAAGAAATTTTAGATATTATTATAATTATATTGGAATAAAGGAAAGAGAGATTGGATATTGCAATCCTGATATTGGTTTTTTATTGTTTACAGGAAAACACAATATTTTAAATTTCTTGAAAGATAAAAAAATATGTCTTATTACTCCATTTGAGGGAGCATCAAAAAAATTAAGATCATATGGATATAAAGCCGATAAAATTGAAACAAAATTACCAAGTGAATTGAATAAATTTGAGGTTACATCTCCACCTGAAATATGGCACTCTGATATATATAAAAATATAATGGATGAAATAGAAGAAAAATCAAAAACATACGATATATTTCTTGTTGGTGCTGGAATAATTGGTAAGGCGTATCCAATGCAAGCAAAAAGATGTGGTAGAATAGGTATCGATATAGGTAAGGTAATGGATGCTTGGGATAGAGAATGGATGGCACCAAGATTAGATAAAAAAATGAAAATAAGTGGAATATCTTTTGTAGTAAATGATAATAAAAACTTTTAAAGTAATTTAAGGAGATTATATAATGAACATTGTTATAACTGGTGGTGCTGGTTTTATTGGAAGTCATTTAGCTGAGAGATTATTGAAAAATAATAATGTGTTTGTTATTGATAATTTATCAACTGGAAGAAAAGAAAACATAACAAGCAAAAACATAAAATTATATAAAGAAAGTATTCATAAAGAAAAAATCATGAGGGGTATTTTTGAAGAAACAAATCCTGATATTGTAATACACTGCGCTGCATCTTATAAAGATCCAAAAAATTGGAAAGAAGACGCTAAAACTAATGTTGTTGGAACAATAAATATGGTTAAAGAAAGCATTAAACATAACGTAAAACATTTTATATATTTTCAAACAGCATTAACATATGGAAAAGCACAGGAACAACCGATAACACTAAATCATCCAATAAACCCTAGTTGCTCATACGCTATAAGCAAAACAGCCGCCGAACAATATATAGATATGAGTGGTTTAAATTATACAACTTTTAGATTGGCAAATGCTTATGGTCCAAGAAATTTAAGCGGACCAGCCCCAACGTTCTATAATAGATTAACAAAAAACCTTCCTTGTTTCGTTTTCAATACAAGAAGGGATTTTGTCTATATAGATGATTTGGTTGATATTGTGATGAAGTCAATTAATGATGAAATTATGGGTGTTTATCATATTTCAACTGGTAAAGATTTTGCAATAAAAGATATATATGATGAGGTTTGTAAAAATTTAGAAATTGAAAGTGATGTGGAAGTAAAGGAACCATTGCCTGGAGATGAAAAAACAATATTAATAGATCCTTCAAAAACACTAGAGGTTTTTGGTTTTATTCCTAATAAAACTCTTGAATATGGTATAAAAAAGGCCGTTGAATGGTATAAGAAAAATGGTATCAAAGAAACATTTACACATTTGGATATGAAAGATTAATTATGTGTGGTATATGTGGTATATTGGATTTAAATTATAATAAAATATTAGAACCTAAAAAAAATATAAAAATAATGATGGATCTAATAAAACATAGAGGCCCCGATGATAGCGGTTTTTATGTAAATAAAGAAGAATCGATTGTTATTGGTCATAATAGGTTATCAATTATTGATATAGATAATGGCCATCAGCCAATGAAAAGTAATGAAAACTATATTACATATAATGGTGAAATATATAACTATAAGGATCTAAAATTTTTTTTTCATGATTTTAAAACAGATAGTGATACAGAAGTAATACTAAAGATGTATGAAAAACATTCCTTTAAAATGCTTGATTATTTTAAAGGAATGTTTTCTTTTGCAATATGGAATGATATTGAAAAAACGTTATTTTGTGCTAGAGATAGGTTTGGTATAAAACCGTTTTATTATACAATAAAGGATTATAAATTCTATTTTGCTTCTGAAATAAAATCATTACTACCGTTTATAGAGGTGGATGTTAATGAAGAGGGATTGAAAGATTATCTTGTGTTTCAGTCTGTTTTGGGAGAAAAAACTTTATTTAAAAATGTTTATGAATTATTGCCCGGTAATTATATAATAATTAAAAACGGTAATATAACAATACAAAAGTATTGGGAAAATCTCTACATAATTGATTCGTATCATACAGAAAAATACTTTCTTGAAAATTTGAATGAATTATTAGAAAACACTATAAAAATTCATACAGTTAGTGATGTTGATATAGGTGGGTATGTTTCTGGTGGTATTGACTCCGGCATTGTTTCAATTTTATCTTCTAAATACAAAGAAAATTTTATTGGATTTACTGGTAAGTATTCTAATTATGGTAGTTTGTTTGATGAAAGCGAATATGCTAGAATAATATCTAAAAAAAATAATTTTGATTTAGTTGAAGTTGATATAACATTTGATGATTTCGTTAATAATATACAAAATCTTATATATCATCTTGATTATCCATCAGCAGGGCCTGGTTCTTTTTCACAATATATGGTTTCAAAAGAAGCATCAAAATATAGAAAAGTTGTTGTTGGTGGTCAAGGTGGTGATGAAATATTTGGTGGATATACCAGATATTTAGTTGCATATTTTGAACAATGTATAAAGGCTGCAATAGATGGCACACTTAATAACGGTGATTATGTTGTTACATATCAATCAATAATACCAAATCTTAAATATTTATATAATTATAAACCAATGATAAAGAATTTTTGGAAAGATGGTTTGTTTGATCCGATGTATAAAAGATATTATAGATTGATAGATAGATCTTTAAACTTTGAGAATATAATAAATTGGAATGAATTTGATGATTACAATCCGTTGGAAACATTTAAGGATATATTTTTGAATGGATGCATTGAACATAAATCTTATTTCAATCTAATGACAAATTTTGACTTTCAAACGCTTTTACCATCATTATTACATATAGAAGATAGAGTATCTATGGCATTTGGTCTTGAATCAAGAGTTCCTTTATTGGATCATAATTTTGTAGAAATGGCTTCTTCAATACCATCCGATATAAAATTTAAGAATGGTGAATTAAAAAGAGTCTTAAAAAATATAGGAAAAAAACATTTACCAACAGAGGTTTATAATAGAACAGATAAAATGGGGTTTCCGACACCCATAAATAAATGGATAAACAGTGATTTCGTAAAAGATGTTTTTTTATCGATGAAACAAAATAAATTTATAAATAAGAGCAAAATAGTTAAAAACATAAGTAATTTGAATGATTTTGATAGAGGAATGTGGGGTATGCTATCTTTAATTTTATGGTTCAAGGAGTATATATGAATGAAATAGAAGAATTTTGGAACAGAAAAACAATGGTTAAAAATTTATTTCAAAATGTTAATGATTCAAGACAATGGAATATTGAAAAAAGAATTAATGCTTATCCGTTTTTTAAGAAATACATGGGTGTGTTTGATAGTCATGAAGGCGAAATTGTTATGGATTATGGATGTGGACCGGCTAATGATATAATATGGTTGGCTGAAGAAGGAAAATCCAAGATGATAATAGGATTTGATACATCTCACAAAGCATTATCACAAGCGCGTCATAGAATAAATCTACACGGTTTTAAAAATGTCGAGCTTTATCATATAAGAGATGATAATCCTGTTTTGCCTTTGGATAATAATACTATTGATTTTATAAATTGTGGTGGTGTTTTACATCATACAAGTCATCCAGAAAAAATAATAAAAGAATTTTATCGTGTTTTGAAACCCAACAAAACATCTAGGATAATGGTTTATAATCGCGATAGTCTTTTTTTTCATGTATTCGTATCGTATGAAAAAAGATTTATGAGTAAAAAATTCAAAGATCTTTTTGGAAAAATGACACCAGAAGAAGCGTTTTCAAAAAGCACAGATAGTACAGAATGTCCAAAATCAATTGCTTATAGACCAAGTGATTTTGTAAAAATATGTAAAAATGCTGGTTTTAGTGTAGAATTTGTTGGTGGATATTTTACAGGTAAAGAGATAAAATCATATGGAAAATATGGTAATATATCAATAAATGATGAAAGATTGGAAAACGAAAGCAGAAGTTTTATAAAAGAAGTGAAATTAGATTCTGAAAATTATCCAATATATAGAAATAAACATTGCGGAATAGGTGGGTCATATTTACTAAAAAAATAAATTTAATAATATAGGAATATTAAAAAACATGAGAGATATAAAAGTAAGTATTATATTTGCATTTTATAATAAAAGTGAAATTCATTTGAAAAATGTTTTATGTTCTATAGATCAACAAATAGTAGATTTTCCATTTGAATTAATCATTATTAATGATGGATCTGATAATAAACTTGAATATAAAAAAATTATAAATTCATTTTCTTTTAAAAAAAATGATATTGAAGTAAAATATAAAAATGTTGGTAGATTGGGGTTCCCGTTTTCACAACAAAATGGTATAAAATTGATGGACCCTAATAGTAAAATAGTTGTCATACAAGCTTGTGATATAATATACGGCAATGAATATACATTACAAAGATTAGTAAATAACGTAGATAATAAACATTATTCATTGGCATTAGTAAGAAATTTTAGTGTTGATTATGATATATGTGGATCATATAAAGAAAGCGTAGAGAAAATATTAGAAGAATGGAATAAAACAGAAATACAAGATATATATGTTGATCCAGGTAAACCAAAATCTTTATTATTTTTTCTTGGTGCGATAAGAAAAGATCATTTATTGGAAAAAACACCTTGGATGAAAAATTCTTGTGATGCTGTTGTTGGTACAATTTTAAGAAATTATAATAAAGAAAGATCTTTTATACCTATATGGGTAGATGATGCAATAGGCATACATCAAAATCATGAAAAAATTTGGTATGAATGTCCTGTAGTTGAAACATGTAAATATAAATGTATAAGAACTAAAATGTACATGAAAACTAAATCAAAAATTGGTGATATAAGAAACACAAGGGAAAAAGAATAAATGAAAGTATCTATAATATTGACATTTTATAATAAACAAAATTGCAATAGAAACACGATTTATTCTATTCTACGACAAAAAACAAACTTTCCATTTGAAGTTTTAATTGTGAATGATAATTCACCGAATGATGATTTTTCATATCTGAGTAAAATTAAAAAACCACTAAACATTACCTTAAAATATAAAAAAAATGAAACAAATATGGGATCTAATTTTGGGCATCAAACCGCATTAGGTATGATGGATGATGATGTGGATATTATAGTTACACAATCTTCTGATGTTTTATATGCAACTGAGTATACACTTCAAAAATTAGTAGATGGTGTCGATGATAATCATTATACATCTGGTGCTGTGGCAAATATGAAAATAGACACAAATCTTTGGAAAAATATGGAAAATGAATTGCCGAAAATAGTAGACAAAATGTGGCCAAAAATGGAAAATCCAAAAACAAAATATATGTACACTTCAAGCAAAAACCCAAGATTATATTGGTTTTTGGCTGCTATAAAAAAAGATCATTTATTCAAATATTTTACATGGAGAGAAAATGCTTGTGATGTTAAAACAAAAGAAGAATTGATAAAATTAAATAAAGATGGTAAATTGTTTGTTAGATGGATAGATGATGCAATGGCAATACATCAAAAACATCCACAAGTTATACATCCCTGTCCGATAGTTGATGTTTGTAAATTTAAATGTCCTAGAAAAAGAGATAAAAAATGAAAATTGTTAGTATAATTGGAACAAGACCGCAATTTATAAAAGTTGATGCCATAGATTCTATAATCAATGATAATCATATAATAATAAACACCGGGCAACACTATTCTGATAATATGTCGGATAACATAATAAAATCTCTTAGAATTAAAGATAAAGAAATATATAACGTTGGAATAAAAAGTGGTGATTATACTTATAGCAAACAAATGTCCTTGACAATAAAGGAAATATTAAAAAAAATAAAATATATCTGCCCGGATTTTGTTTTTGTTTATGGTGATACAAATTCAACAATAGCTGGAGCGATTGCATCCAAAAAAACACCAATTAAATTGGTTCATATAGAATCTGGATTGAGGTCACATAACATAGAAATGATAGAGGAAATAAACAGAATTTTAACTGATCAAATGTCTGATATATTATGTTGCCCAACAAAATCATCATATGACAATTTAAAAGAAGAGGGGTTAAATGGATATTTTGTTGGTGATGTAATGTTGGATTCTATTATTCATTATTCTAAAGAAGATTATAATAAAATAAAAGATGATTATATTTTAGCCACTATACATAGATCCTATAACATCAAATCAACTGAAAAGATAAATAACATATTAGATAAATTAAATATTTTAGGTAAAAAGAAAAGGATATTAATACCAATACATCCACATACATTAAAAATACAGAAACAAAGTAATATAAGTCTTTCTAAATATAAAAATATAGAATTTATAGATCCTGTTAATTATATTGATATGATTTCTTTAATAAAAAATTCTTTTTTTGTTATAACTGATTCTGGTGGTGTGCAGAAAGAATCATTTTTTTTAAAGAAATTTTGTTATGTATTAAGAAAGGAAACTGAATGGACGGATATACTGGATTTAGGATGGTCTATTTTAATTGAATTAGATGATATTGAAAATATTGAATTTAAAGAACAACCAAATATACACGATACAAGCCTATTTGGTGATGGGCACGCATCAGAAAAAATTTTAGAAATAGTAAAAAATAACTATATAAAACAGGAAATTTAATGAAATAAATGGATAAGCCAAAAATTGGTATAATAGGGTTTGGTTTTCTTGGTAGAGCGCTTGCTCATGGATTTGCTCTTCATGCTGATATTAAAATATATGATAAATACGAAAATTTTTATGATAAATTAGAGGATGTTGTTAATGATTCAGATTTTCTTTTCGTTGGTGTACCAACACCTATGAGAGATGATGGTTCACAAGATTTATCGAATATAGAAGATGCTGTAAAAAATATTGCTGAAATATCAAAGAAAAGAAAAATAATTATTTTAAGAAGCACAATAATTCCAGGCACAACAAGATATTTTGCAGATGAATATCTTGATCATGATTTTGTATTTTTTCCAGAATTTCTAACAGAAAGAAATGCAAAGCTTGATTTTATAAATTCATCCAGATTGATTTTTGGTGGTGATGAAGAAGTTTTAGTAGAAATAGAGGATTTGTTTAGAATAAGATTTCCTCATACTCCAATATATAAGACTTCTTGGGAAGCTGCTGAAATAGTTAAATATATGTGTAATTGTTTTTTTGCTGTAAAAATATCTTATCTTAATGAAATATATGATGTTGCGAAATATTATGATATTGATTATAATGAATTAAAAAATATGTTTCTTAGTGATTATAGAATAGGGAATAGCCATGTTGATGTTCCTGGCTATGATGGTCATAGAGGGTTTGGGAAAAAATGTTTTCCAAAAGATATAAAAGCTTTCGTAAACTGGGCAAAGGAAAAAAATCTATCACTTGAAATGTGTGAAACTGCTGATAAAGTAAATGAAAGAATAAGAGATTATAAAGATTGGTTAAATATAAAGGGATGTACAAGCAAAAATAATTACGAATGATTTGTATGTTTACATGTTTTAAAATATATGATATTATAAAAAGTGAAATATGAAAATTCTTCTGATAACCAAAAAAGATAAAAATCCTTATAATAGTAGAATAAACATTGATTTTATTAAAAAAATAGGGCCTTTATGTGATGAATTTAATGTAATAGAAGCTTTTGATAAAAAAAACAATAAGATTTTGTATAAGTCAAAAGATTTGTATGAAAAATATAAACCAGATGTTATGATGTGTCACGCACAACATAATCTTTTGAATGGATTTTTTAAGAACATTCCATGTTTGAAAGTAATAATATCTGTTGATTTCTGGAAAATAGTTGAAAAAAATAGATTTGATTTTTACGAAAGCAATGATTTTGATGTTGTTTTTTATAGAGGATTTATACCAAAAAAATATAAGACAAAGATCGGAGTTCCTGTTATATGGTTGCCGTGGTGTGCTGATACAAAAGAATTTTATCCACTTGAAAATTTTGATGAAAAAATAAAAAAAGTCGGATTTGTTGGTACTTGTAATAATGCTTATAAAATAAGAAAAAACGCCATAGAAACTTTATATAAAAATAATTTAATAAAAAATCATGGTAGAGTTTTGAAAGAATATCCAGAAATATTAAGAAAGTATGTTTGTATGCTTTCATCTGTTGAAAAAGATTATATTTATGCAAAAACATTTGAAATAATGGCAAGTGGTTCAATTCCACTTATAAATTCTATAAATGAAGACGAAAAAACTCTATTTGATTCAAATTGTTATATTTTATATAACAAGGATATGACAGATATAGTTAAAAATACAAAAGAAGTTTTATTTAACAAAGAGTTGTCTATGGAAATGTCAAAAAACGCTGTAAATGAAATAAGAGAAAAACACACGGATGATATAAGAATAAATCAATTATATCAACATATAAAGAGTTTTCTATGATAAAAAACGCTAAAATAGGTGAAAATTTTAAAGTACATAATGAAGAACTCGTTAATATATATGATTGTGAAATAGGAAATAATGTTTCTATAGGCAATTTTATAGAAATATGTAAGGGTGTGAAAATAGGAAACAATTGTAAAATTCAATCATTTGTTTTCATACCATCTGGTGTTGAAATTGGTAATAATGTTTTTATTGGCCCTAATACAACATTTCTTAATGATAAATACCCACCATCTAGAGGAAAACATTGGATGAAGGTTATTGTTGAAGATGGGGTAACTATTGGTGGTAATGTAACAATATTACCGGGCGTTATACTTGGTAAAAATTGTTTTATTGCTGCTGGTTCTGTTGTAACAAAAAATGTTGGAGAAAATCAAAAAGTAATTGGTAATCCTGTGAGGTTAATTGAATGAAAAGATTTGCTTTAATAGGTGCTGCTGGATATGTTGCACCAAGACATATGAAGGCTATAAAAGAAACTGGTAATATACTTGTATCCGCTATGGATGTATCTGATTCTGTTGGTATTATAGATAGTTATTTTCCAGAAGCCAGCTTTTTCACAGAAACAGAAAGATTTGAAAGACATTTAGAACTTTTAAGAAAAAAAGGAGAAGGAATAGATTATTTGGTTGTTTGTACTCCTAATTATCTTCATGACTCTCATTGTAGATTGGGTCTTAGATCTGGTGCTGATGTTATTTGTGAAAAGCCATTATCTATAAATCCCTGGAATCTTGATCAATTAAAAGTTATAGAAAGAGAAACAGGTAAAAGGGTTTATAATATTCTTCAACTTAGACTTCATCCTTCACTAATTAAATTGAAAGAGAAGATTAAACAAGATAAACATTATAACGTAAAACTGACTTATATAACACCAAGAGGATTATGGTATGATTATTCTTGGAAAGGAATAGAAGAAAAATCCGGTGGTATTATGGTAAATATCGGTATTCATTTTTTTGATTTATTATTATGGTTATTTGATACTGATATAAAAAAGGTTTCTTTAGAAAGATATGAAAAAGATTTAGCTGTGGGTTTTATTAAAATGGAAAATGCTTGGATAGAATGGTTTTTATCAACAAATAAGAAATTCGCTCCAGAGGGTAAAAAATACAGAGAATTAAAAATAGATAATGATAAGATAAGATTTGATGATGTTTTTGAAGATTTACATATTTCTGTTTATAAAGATATTTTAAATGGTGGTGGTTTTGGTATAGATGATGCTAAACCCGCAATAGATTTAATCTATAACATGAAAAGGAAATATTAATATGAATTACTTAATAACTGGTGGTGCTGGTTTTATTGGTTCTAATTTAATTGATTATATATTAGAGAATGATAAAAATTGTAAAATAACTGTTATAGATGCTTTATTGTTTGACACATATAAATATATAAAAGATAAAAAAATAACATTTATAAATGGTAACGTAACTGATGAAGTTTTATCTATGAAATTATGTAAAAATATTGATGTTGTTTTTCATCTTGCTGCAAATTCCGGTGTTATACCATCAGTAAAAAATCCAAGATTGGACAGAAAATATAATGTAGATGGTGTTTTCAATTATTTGGAATCATCGGCTAGAAATGGTGTTGAAAAATTTATTTTTGCTTCATCTGGATCTGTTCTTGGGGAAAAGAATGAATTACTACATGAGGAAATGTTCGCCAGACCGGAATCCCCATATTCTGCAAGTAAATTGGCCGGTGAGGCTTATTGTTATGCTTATTATAAGTCTTTTGGGTTAAATACTACTGCATTGAGATTTTCTAATGTTTATGGCCCATATTCTTTTCATAAAAAATTGAATTTAATACCAAAGTATATGATGGATAAATTATCTAATAATCAGAAATTTTGTGTATATGGTGATGGTTATCAAACAAGAGATTTTATCTATGTTAAAGATCTAGTAAAGGCCCTTTATTTATTTGCAACAAGAGATACAGAAAAAGGTGGTTTGTTTCAAATGGCATCTGGTACTTATTATGAAATAAACAAAGTTATTAGCTTTTTGGAAACATCAATGAATAAGTATTGTAAAAATAAAATAGAATTAGTTTATAAACCTATGAGAAAGGGCGAGGTTAGAAATACTCGTGTAGATAATACAAAATTTCTAAATACATTTAAGGATTTTAATTTTACTGATTTGGAGAAAGGTTTGGATGAAACAGCAAAATGGTTCTATGAAAATTGGTAAAACAATATGGTTATTTGGTTTGCCGTGTTCTGGAAAGACAACAATATCAAATGAATTGGTAAAATATATAAAAAAACCCGTAGAAATATTAGACGGAGATGATATAAGAAAAAATTTATCAATCATAGGATATACAAGAGAAGATAGAATTAGTAACATAAAAAGAATAAGATGGATCTGTAAATTATTAAACAGAAACGGTGTTAATGTAATTGTATCCGCAATAACACCGTATCAACAAATGCGTGATGAAAATAGAAAAGAAATAGAAAACTATAGAGAAATTTGGATAAAATCACCATTAGATGTTTGTATATCAAGAGATGTGAAGGGTTTGTATAAAAAGGCAATCGATGGATATATAGATAATATGACAGGAATACAGGACCCCTTTGAAGACCCCGTATGTGTTGATTTTATGTGTGATACAAATAAATACAATATAAAAGAATGTGTTGAGATGATATCTTTATATTTACATTTTTCTTAAAATAGTGTATTATATTCATAGTGATTGGAGATTTTTATAATGAAAAAATTTCTTTATGTATTACCAAAATACTTAGAATATTTAATAGAAAGGATGGATGAAAATGTTTGATGATATTTTAGATGGATTATTCAAAGAAGACAAAGAAGATAAAAACGATCAAATGAAATTTAACTTTAATGATGAAGAAAGTGATGAATGGGTAAATTCTGATGTGTGGTGTAATAATACTGCTGATTTTGTTTGGAATAATAATTAAGGGTTTAACATGGGTAGTACGAAATCTTGTACTACCCTATTTCTTTTTATATTAAAGTCATTAATAGATCCCGCGGAGATATCATTGGGTTTTGATTGTGCTATAAAAATCGCTTCTGGGCAAGGAACACCTATATAATTGTTTTTTAATAATTTTAACCAATATGCCCAATCAAGTAATCTTTTATATTTATCATCATAAACAAAGTCTATTTCATCTATAATAAAAGATTTTATTAAGCTATTTGATGATATATAATTATTATTTAAAATCTTTTTAATATCAAATTTAGAAGCTGTGAATTTTATATTTACATACCCTTTAAATTCAAAAGAAGCATAAGCATACACAACTCTTTTATCCTCACATTCTCTCAATTTTCTTACTAATTTATCTATCATTCCCTTATTAGCTATAATATCACGATCTATCATAATATAATATGGCGGAAGCTTACCATAATTCTTTTTATACCAATCAACAC